GGCCGTGCCACGGCCAGGGCCTGGCCCGTGAGGCGGCCATGCTGGTCGGTCAGGTAGCCGGCCGCATCGGCACCCGTGAGCACATGGGCGTCGCCCAGGGCGTGGCGCAGCGCGGTGACCAGGTCGGCGGGGCCGGTGATGTGGCCGCTGGTGTTGGTGCTCATGCGGGCGCCTTCCTGAACTTGTCGTGCAGCTGGTGCAGCAGCGGCGTGGGCGTCATGCCGTTGCGCTGCTCCACCTCGATCAGCCAGCCCGTGCGGTGCCAGTCCTGCACGATGCGGTCGATGGCCGCCTGCGTGTCGGACTCGCCCTTGCGCAGCCAGATCACCGAGGGCGAGGGAATGATGTCGGCGGGCGAGACGATCTCGTAGTCCTTCCAGTCCGCATTGCTGGCCACGAGTTCGCGCAGCGTGGGGCTGACATGCACGGCGGCCGCGCAGTTGCCGCCCTTGAGGGCCAGCAGCGACTCGGGCTGGCCCCGGAAGGCCTTGATCTGGGCGCCGTATTGATCGGCCAGCGGCTTGGTGAAATTGCTGCCCTGCGACACGCACACGGGCTTGCCGCGCAGGTCGTCCCACTGGCGCACGCCGCTGCCCTTCTTGGCGATGGCGGCGCCGCCGACTTCCTCGAACGGCGTGGGCACGAAGGACAGGATCTCGCTGCGCTCCTGCGTCCACTGCATGTTGGCGATCAGGATGTCCACCTTGCCCTGCTGCAGGAACTGCACGCGGTTGGACGGCTGGACCTGCACGGTCTCCACCCCCACGCCCAGGCCCTTGGCCACGCCTTCGGACAGCTGCACGTTGTAGCCCACGTGCCTTTGCGTGACGGGGTCTATGGTGCCGAACGGCGGCCCCGAAAGCATCACCCCCACCACGATCTTGCCGCGCTGCTTGATGCGGTCCAGCGTGGCGTCGGCATGGGCTGCCAGGGCCGTGAGGGCGAGCAGGGCCGCCAGTGCGGTGCGGGTCGGCTTCATGGCTTGGCTCCCTTGGCGGCGGGCTGGGTTGCCTGCGTCGCCTGCACTTGTGCCTGCGCTGCCGCATACACCGCGAAGTCGTAGGGCGCGCGGTCGAACTGGCCCTTCAGCGCGCGTTCGTGGCGCTCGGCGATCCAGGTGTCGGGCACGCCGCTGGCGCGGGCCACCTTGAGCAGAAAGCCCGTGCGGTGCCAGTCCTGTATGGCCTTGTCCACGAAGGCCTGGGTGTCGGCCTCGCCGCGGCGCGTCCACACCACGGTGGGCGAGGGAATCAACTGGTCCTGCGTGCCCAGCTCGAAGTCCTTCCACTCGGCCGCATTCGGGCCGGTGAGCTTTTCATAAAGGGCGGGCTGGATATGGACCGAAGCCGCGCAGGTGCCGCCCTTGAGCGCCAGCAGCGACTCGGGAATGCCGCGCAGGCCCTTGACCACGGCGCCATAGCTCTCGGCCAGGGGCTTGGCGAAGTTGCTGCCCTGCGACACGCAGGCCACCTTGCCGCGCAGGTCTTCCCAGCGCTTGATGCCGCTGGCCTTGGCCACCAGGGCGCCGCCGCCGATCAGGTCATAGGGCGTGGGCGCGAACGAGAGGATCTCGCTGCGCTCCTGCGTCCACTGAATGTTGGCGATCAACAGGTCCACCTTGCCGCTTTGCAGGAACTGCACGCGCGTGGAGGCCGTCACGGGAACCGTCTCCAGCGGCACGCCCAGGCGGCGCGCGATGTCGGCGGCCAGCTCGGTCTGGTAGCCGCCGGTCTTGCCGGTGGCGGGGTCCAGCACGCCGAACGGCGGGCTGGCGCCGTCGATGCCCACGGACAGCTTGCCGCGTTGCTTGATCTTGTCCAGCGTGGCATCGGCGTGGGCGGCACCGGCGCCCAGCAGCAGGGCCAGGGCGGCGGCAAGGGGAGGAAGAAGGCGGGGCATGCGTGAATCCATCAGGGAACGGAAGGCCCGGCCCCGTCTTGCGGGGCCTGGGCCTGGGTGGTCGGAAAAAAGTAGGGGTGGACCGCCGTGGCGGTCTGCGGTCAGCTGGCGGACTTGAACCTGGCCTGCAGCTCGGGCAGCAGCGGGTTGGCCGGCTCGATGCCCACGCGCTTTTCGGCGGCGATCAGCCAGCCCGTGCGGTGCCAGTCCTGCACCACCTTGTCCACGGCGGCGATGGTGTCGGCCTCGCCCTTGCGGGTCCAGACCACGGAAGGCGCGGGCAGCACCTCGCCGGCGATGGGGGCCGAGTACTGCGCCCATTCGGGGTTGCTGCGCAGCAGCGGGTAGATCAGCGTGCTGTCATGCACGGCGGCCACGCAGTTGCCGCCCTTGAGCGCCAGCAGCGAGTCCGACGAGCTCTTGTAGCCATGCACCTGGGCGCCGTACTCGCTGGCCAGCGGCTTGGCAAAGCTGCTGCCCTGGGACACGCACACGGGCTTGCCGCGCAGGTCTTCCCACCTGGCGATGCCGCTGCCCTTGCGCACGGCGGCAATGCCGCCCACGCGGTAGAAGGGCGTGGGCGCGTAGCCCAGGGTCTCGGCACGGTCGGGGTTCAGCTCCATGGAGGCGATCAGCAGATCCACCTTGCCGGCCTGCAGAAACTGCACGCGCGTGGCGGTCTGCACCTGGACCAGCTCGGCCTCCACGCCCAGGCCCTTGGCCAGGGCGCGTGCCAGCTCGGGGTTCCAGCCCACCAGCTGCTGGGTGGCCGGGTCGATGGAGCCGAAGGGCCCGCCATTGACCAGCACGCCAATGGTGACCTTGCCGCGCTGCTTGATCTTGTCCAGCGTGGCATCGGCCCGGGCCTGGGTGCAGGCCAGGGCCAGCGCGGCGGCGATGAAGGTCAGGGATGCGGAAAGGGTGGCGCGGGGCTGGCGGCGCAGGGTGGGGCTTGTGTGCATGGCGGGAGCGGGGCGGTCGGGACGAACGAAAGATGCGTACGCCTGCATCTTCTGGCCGCCCTTGACCCACGGCAACAAAGCTTTGGGAGCATGTTTATGCGCTTTGCGTCGCTGCATCAGGGTGATCACCAGGGAAATGTGGGCCCGAGGCAGGGCGGGTCGATGGTGTAATCGCGACGGCCGGGGTGCTGCGCGCACCGGCACCTCCCAGCGAGCCCTCTTCCATGCACCAAGCCCTAGCGTCCCTACTCGCCCCTCTCGCCTGCGCTGCCCTGTTGTGTGGCAGCCCCGCGGCCCGGGCCGCCAATCCTGAAGGGAGGTGAGATAAAGAAAGAGAGGGAGGTGAGATAAATGGCACTTGCCGGCCCGCAAGTGGCATTTCATGGCCCGAGGTTTTGCAATTCACTTGCACACCTGGAAACTGGTCAGGCTTGGTCCAGCCACACCGAAATGATGTCCAGCACCGCAGCAGCATCCTCATCGGCCAACGTTCCCGCATCCGGATCACCGAACACCATGCCCCGCCGCGCCATGTGCTTCGTGCCCCACTCGTGGTAGACGGCCACCGGGTCTCCAAACCCGACCCGCACACTGTTTGCATCAGCGGAATGACTGAGGCTCTCCAGCATTCCACCGTAGCGGTCGAGCAGGCGCCGATTGCCATCCTCGGGATACGACTCGCGGGTCGCGGGCTCCCATGGAGTCCAGCTATTGTCCCATGGGTCCGTGCGGCTCTCGAATCGTGCGCTGACGCGTCCCTCCATCTCCATGCCGATGTCCTGCATCACCGGCGTCAGGTCGCCGAGCCGCCGCTGGATCCGCTCGAGGTAGTCCACAAACGCCCGATCATCAATGCGAACGTCCAGCATCTCTACTCCTTGTCCAGGCCGGCGCGTCGAGCGGCCGCTGCCAGATCAGGCGATGCGCTCCCCAGCTTGGCGTTGACCTGGCTTTGCAGCGCCTGCTTGCGCGCCTGCCCTGGGTTGTAGGCAAACCCGGGATCGATCCCCAGCGGTACTTCCTGCACTTCGCCCGAACGAGGGTTGACGTACTCGTGGGTTCGGACCTCGGGGGCCTGCTTGTTGAGCGGCTTGCGGATGACTGGGGCATCGGCATCGTATTCGGCGCCCGGACGTTCAAGGGTGTAGCCCTTGTCATAGTCGCGCTGGCTCATGGACATCACCCGGCAGCGGCAGCGCCACCCGTTGGGTGGCCAGTGGGTGCGCCAGAAGGGATCATCCACGGGCAAGACCAGGTTGTCCCAGGCTCTGTGGCTGGCCCGCACGCGCTCGTCGCGGCGCGTGATGTACCGCACATAGGGGTGGGTGCGCTTGGACCGCTCCACGCGCTCCCATAGCCCGGTGGCGTACGCCTGGCGCGTGTTGGTGTCGTAGATCAGCTTCAGGCGGGCCGGATCGAAACGGGTGCGCTTGATTTCCCCATCGACCGGGTCTTTCACGGCCTTGATACCCCACCAGCCTGCGCGCGTGAGCAGCTCTTCGACGTCGCGCATGAAGTCTCGGCGGCTCAGGTTGCCTTGCACCGATTCAACGATGGCGTCATAGACCCCCTGCAGGAGATCCAGCCGGGCCAAGCGGCTGATGGTGAACTGCACGCTGTGCTCATCCTCCCAGACGTCCTGCCAGGCGTACGAGCGGGCCAACTTGCCCCGGCCTTGTAGCCAGGCTACCGCCTCGGCCGGAGTGAGCTTGTGGAGTTCTGCAAAATCGCTGGCTGCGCTCATGGCTTACTCACTGGGAATGCCGGCCTCGGCGGCCAGCCGGGCTGCAAACGCCACGCGGGTCAACGAAGCGGCCATCGGGTCCGCATCCATTGCCGCCAGCACCTCGGGTAGCCTGGCCAGCAGCTCACCCGCCGTCTGGCCTCGGGCTGCGGCGTCGGCCAGCAACGCACGCAGAGGCGCCACCAGCGGGTCCATGACTGGCTGCCATTGCGCCTGCTCCTGGTCAATCAGCGCGTCGAGCGCATCGGGTGCATTCGGTTTTGCTGTCGGCTCCGCAAAGTTGCTCGGGGCCATGGGCGGCAGGCCATTGCCCGGTGGGGTGCTCGTATTGCTCGGTGGTGGGCTGGAGGCCTTTTTGCTCCATCCTTCGCCGTATTTGGCCCTGACCGTGTTCTCGTCCAGCTCGAAGCCCATGTCGGAGACGATCTTGTCGGCTTCGGCCTGGGCCTTGGTGTCTTCCTCTTCCTTGATCTGGCGGGACACCTGGCAGGGCTCCAAGCCGTTGTACTCGCAGATCCAGGCGATGAGCGTTTCATTGAGCGTTTCGGACAGCAGATCGCTGTCGGCCTGGGTCAAGTCCTGGCGCACGTTCTGGCGCTCCTTGCTGGCCGCAGCGAGCGCACCGCCACCCGAGCGCGCGGGCTCCTGGCCCGTCAGCACCTCGCTGATCCAGTCGTCCATGTACTCGCACAGCTGCTGTTGCGTGGTCACGTTGCCGCTGAGCTTGCTTTCCAGCAGCGCGATCTCCATGCCCTCGGGCGTCATGAGGTACCCGTCGTTGCTCATGGCTCGCAGCGCGTCGGCCAGCGTGCCCTTTTCCTTCGGGCTGGCCTGGCGAGGGTACTTGCCATGCGGCGTGGGCGAGCCGAAGCGGTCGCACAGCTTGTTCCAGGCGACGATACCCTTGCGCTTGAAGAACACGGGCCAGAAGAGCTGCAGGCCCAGGCCAGTGCCGTAGGGGTTGTCGTCCTCGGGGTTGACGCGGTGGACGATGAACTTGCGCTCAGGGACGGGCAAGCCGGTCAGCATGTTCTCGCGCGTGAGCAGTTGCAGCCGGGGTGGGCTGTGCTCGTCGTCCTGGACATAGACAAAGCGCCGCTGGGCGCGCTTGACGACACGCGCAGGCACGACCAGGTCGTCGCGAATTGTCCAGATGATCTCGGCGATGGCGTGCCCAGCCAGCAGCGCTTCGAGGAGATCCGCGCACAGCTTGTCGAAGGCAAAGCCTTTGAGGATGGTGGAGAGGGTCTCGGCGTCCTGCGTGGCTTTGGCGTTGTCCTTGACGCGCGGCTCCACCTGCCAGGCCTTGCCGATCAAGGACAACTGGCGTTTTTGCAGACCGGAGAACACTTTGCCGTCGCGGCGCAGGTCGCGGTACAGCTCGACACCGCCATTGCCCCGTTCCAGCAGCAGAGGGTCATTGGTGCGCAACACCCCCATGTAGTTCTGCTCGAAGGGGTCGCGCAGGCGGTTGGCGAACTCGGTATTGAGCTCTGCGGTCGGCATGGTGGCCGAGGTCTGGGCCGAGGTTGGTTGCCGGTTGCGGTGATTTTTAGCCATGGATGAAGTCTCCCAGCGGCTGACTGCTGTCACGCGGGCCACCGCTCATGAATTCGATGGGGGCAGATGGATTGCTGCCCGCGTGCAGGGCGAGCGCGAGCGCCCAAAAGCGGTCGGCGTGGCCGTTGACCTTGGTGCTGTCGTCGCCATCTGCGACAAAGCGAATGTTCCCGGCCGCAGTGGTGGTCTTTTGGATCTTGCGCAGGTCGGCGCGGATCTTCGGGTCTTCGGGGATGCGGATCTTGCGATCCTCCATGGCGCCCTTGAGCGGGTAGGCCAAGGCTTCCTTGACCTGGCCGGTGAAGCTCACGCCTTCGACGCGGTGCTCGCCGAACTTGTCCTGTGCATCGTCGGTCCATCCGATGCCCAGGCCTGTGGAGTCGATGCAGATGCGGTCGCAGATCTCGAACCAGGGCCACAGAATCTTTTCCTGGTCGCTCTTGCGCATCTTCTCCATGATCTCGACGTGCCGCGTGTAGAACACGTCGCCCAGCTGCTCGACCACCCACAGCACCGTCAAGTCCTTCTTGCGGCCAATGTCCACGCCAGCGAACAAACGGCCCTGGAACGGCCCCTGCAGGCCGCGTCGCCAGTCGGTACCACCCGGGTACTCACACGCCGTGATCAGCCCGTACTCCAGAAACTTGGCATCGTCATCGGCCGGGATGCACATGTACTCCTGGTCGAACGATTCCGCATCTGCTGCGCCTGACTTGGTGAAGTCGAAGTACTCGGCCTCGTCCATGTCCTGCTGCTCGGCATCGGCGGGCAAGGCCTGCTGCAGCTTGAAGAGAAAGCCTTGGTCCAGCGCATCCTGCAGGGTGACCCGGTGCAGGCTGATTTTCTTGGGGTTGCCGCCGTGGCGGGCCTCGCGCACCAGCCGGTTGAAAAAGCTGTAGGAACCCCGGTGCGAGCTGATCAGCTCCAAGCTGCCGCCCCAGGTGATGCCTGGATAGGCAATGGCCCACATCTTGCGCTGCTCACGGTGCAGCGCGAATTCGTCCAGGACGCGGCTGCCTCGCTTGCCGGCCTGTGCATCCGGGTTGCTGGACATGCTGTGGATGCGCCGGCCGCTGGCGAACTGCAGCACATAGGCGCTGAGCTTCTTGTCGGCATCGAGTACGACCTCGCCCATGTCCTGCGCGGCCATGCCCATGATCCCGGCCCACAGCTTGCAGTCCTCAATGAACAGCCGCGCCTGGATGTCGTCGCGGCTGCTCACCCATTCGTCAAATCGCGCGCCCTGAGCAGCCGCGCGCTCGTCCGCGCCATAGGCCGTGGACCAGCTGATGCCGATCTGCCGCGACTTCTCCATGAGCTTGATGCGGGAGGCATCCTTAATCCATTCCGATTGGAACGGCAGGAAGATGGCCTCGCGGTCGAGGGGGATACACTTGGCTCGGCCCTTGAGCTTCATACGATCCCCAATGCTTCGCGGATCTTGGCCTTGGTATCGGCAGTGACGCCGCCCTTGTTGGGCATGGCCTCCAGAGCCGCTTTGTGCTCCGCCAGCAGCTGCTGGCGTTCATCTTCGCGGGCCTTGCGCAGGATCAGCTCCATATCGATGTTCTCGCGCTTGGTGCCGCTCAAATTTCTGAGGGCACGCGCCATCACACTGACTTCCTTGGGCGAGACTTCCTCGCCATCGGCCATGCTGTCCATGGTGCGAAACGCAATGGCCTCCAGCATCTGCGGCAGCAGCCGACCCACATCGCCATCGGGTTCCTTGCCGAACTTCTCCACCCAGGCGCGGGCCACCGTCTGCGCCTGGATCATCTGCTGCATGCTCTCGCGCTCATTCTTGACGTAGCGCGCTGTGGCAGAGCGCGAAACGCCAGTGCCCAGCGCTTTCAGCGCCTCGAAGATCTCGTTGATGGTGCAGCCCTTGCGAATCAGTGCATGCACCTCCTGCAGGATGGTCTCATCCTGCTTGGCCACAGTGGACTTGCGCGCCATGGCTCAACCCGCCCGAGGGCGCTTGACGCCCGGCACCTCGACCCGACCGCGCGCCGCGTCTTCGCCCCGGCCCATCAGCTTGGCAATCCGCACGCCTGCGACTTCGTCCACGGCAATCAAGCCCTGCTCTTTGAGCCAGGCCAGATCCGTCTGGATGCGGTCGGCCGAGACCACATGGCCCAGCCGCTCCGCCATGGAGTGCAGCAGGTACTCATTGGCGGTGTAGCCGGCGCTCTCCAGCAGCACGCGCAGGATCACCAGGCGCCGATCCTCGGCCAGATGGGTTGCAAAATCGTTCATGGTCTATTTCTTCAGCAGATAGTCTTCAATCCGGTTCAGGGAAATGCGCACGGTGGTCATATCGCGCTGGATGGCCTCCTGAGTCGCCTGCATGGCTTGCATGTCGCCCTGCAGCTCGGACAACTGCTGCGGCGTCGGCATGTACTTCACCTGGGTTTCCAGCTTGTCCGTGCGGCTGAGCAGTGCCGCCATCTGCTTGCCCAGCGCCTCCTCCACGGCCTTGATGTGCACCGTGTTGTCCTTGTCGCGGGTGGCAATCCAGGTGTAGATGGCCGTCGCTACGGGCAGCAGCACCCCGGCGATGATTTGCAGCCCCAGGCTGATTTCCTCTTTCATCGACCGCCCTCCAGCACCCGCACCAGGTCGGCATGCAACGCGGCGCACTGCCCGTAGAGGCCATACATGTCCATCAGAGCGGCGGCCACGTCGTCGGCCTCACCGCTGGAGAGAATTGGAGGCACCGGGCATGGCTGCATTGCTGCTGCCGGAACCACTGCCGAAGGTTGCTGCAGCGGCGCGGTCGCGCGCAGCGCCGAGCTGGCGCACGCTGTCATCATCAAAGCGGCAGCCAGCACGGGCAGCAGCCGAAAGCTTGAGCGCATTACGAAACTCCTTGGAAAAACGCTGGTCCTGCACAACGCGGGCGGCCATGGTCTCGCGCAGGCCTGCGCTGGCGGTGTTGGCTTGGTCGATCAGATCGCGCTGCGATGTGATGAGGCCGGTGAGCTCCTGCACAGCGGCTGCATCCTGACGAGCCACCTCGGCTGCCAGGCCCGCGACATGGCCGCGTCGATAGCCCACGACGCCGGCCGCAGCGGTCAGCAGCAGCCCGGCGAGCACGATGGAAAGAGCAAGAGCCGGCCTGTTCATAGTCCCGGTCCCCATTGCAGATAGCGCGGCTGCAGCACGACCAGGATGCGGTGGGGATAGCCGAGGTTCTCGTGGCAGTGCAGCGCGGCGCGACGGGCCCTGCCGCATGCCGCATCGACCTGGTCGCGCGTCGGCCTGGCCAGCCCCGTGGTTGCCGCCTCTGCGCGCCAGTGGCCCTCGCCGCCGTTGTAGCCCCGCAGAGCCACCCACATGCGGTCGCGTGCCGAATAGTGGGCCGGCGCACGCTGGAACAACTGGCGGTCATACAGGACCAATGCGCGCAGCGCCCATGCGGGATTGAAGGGCTGGTTGTCGCGCAGCTGCGCATCGGTCGTGGAGATCCATCGCGAGGTGGCGGGCATGAACTGGGCCAGGCCTGCAGCACCCACGCGTGAGACGGCATCGGGCCGCCAACCGCTCTCTTGGTGCACCTGCGCGGCAAAAACCGCAATGGGGGCATCCAGGCCCCAGACCGCATGCGCCGTGCGCGTCAGCAATGCCCGATGCTGTTGGGCTGCAGGCGGGATCTGGGCCTGGGCTGGGTCCATTGCCAGCGATGCCAGACATACAGCCGCAACCAGCCACCACACCCAGGAAGGAACTCGGCTGCCCCGGCGCATCACAGCCCCATGGCCACGCCCAGCACCACGGCCGCAACGACCAGTGCACGGCGCAGCATTGCAGCCGAGAACACCCGCGTGTAGGCAGGCACCACGGGATGGTCCACATCTCCCTCGGGCTCGGTCGAGCCCAGGCGCCAATCACGCACCAGGTAGCTGTCAGGCCGCGCGTAGGGGAACAGCGCCCTGTCGAGCCAATAGCCCAGCACTGCCGCCAGCGAGATCAGCGATGCCTTGTAAAGGGCCACTGGCAATTGCTGCGGTGAGATCAGCGCAATCAACGCCAACAGCAGCACCGCAGAAAGCAGCCAAAGAGAATTGCGCGGAGCGCGCAGCCAAAGGGGGATGGAGTCGCGTAGTTTCATGCCCGGCATGGTGCCGCGCGCGCGCGAGGCGCTTTCAATGAAACGCTTCAATTACTGCAAGGGGAAGTGAGGCATCACCATGGGCGGACCATGAAAAAAACCATCGCCGGATGTGCCATTGGCGTGGTCTTTTATTGCATTGGCTGGGTATGCGGCCACCAGACCATAGCCACTGAATGCAAGCGTTTGGGAGGCTTCTACGTTGGCGATGCCACCTTCAAATGCACTGCCATCCAGATTGCTGCACCCTTGCAGCCACCGTCTGCACCACCGCGCCAACCGCTCTGATAGGAACCCTCGCCATGCATGAGCAACTGATGCCACACGGACTCAGCGATCAGACTTTTCCTGATGCTCCGATGATCGAACGAGGTACTGACGCGATGCTGCAATGCGCGCCTTTGTCATCTGAAAAATCGCAGGAATTTCAGCAGGCTCTTGCAGCTCTGCTTCAGCAGTGGGACCAGCAAGTAAAAAGGCGCATGGAAAGCGCTCTGCAGGAAGACTCTGACCATGGCAGGCGCCTCATTGAGCACGGCGCAGTATGCATTTTTAACTGTGCGATGGAGCTGCGGGAGGTCCTGCAGGGGCAAATCCAGCAAGCTCTCTGTGAACTCGAGCCTGCAACAGTCCAGCGGCAAATTGACTAAACGCTCTCAGGCAAAACGAGATCGTCGGCAAGACTCGCCACACAAATTTCCAAGGCCTTGTATGAATCGCTCCACTCGCCCACGGCTTCGTGGATCGCACTCTCGTCGACCGACAGCATTGCTCGCTGCACGTTCGAGGTCGCTACATAAAAGGCCTTCGCGCTGGGGCGAACGGCTGCTAGCCCGATCAGCGCAACGCAATAGGCTTGCCCGGCAGCGTGCTCGGGCAGCCTTTCAGAAGATGCGGGCGCAGCTGCTGGGCTTGGACGGTTCGTCACTGGAAGTCGGGCCAGCATGTCCAGCACCTGCCAACGTGCGGCCAAAACGTGCCCCCACAATTCGCGCAGCCGCGCGTCTTGAAGCGCCTGATTGCGAAGTGCCTCGGACCGCTCCCATTCCAAAGCTTCCCGAGCATCGCTGCGGCGCAGTTCCTCCTGCCTTGACTCCTCAGTTCGTTGCCATTGCCGTGCTTCTCTCTGCTCTACACGGTTTGCTGATCTACTGGCTGCTCTTGCGGCTAGGAATTGGGTCGCAAGCGCCGTGACGATGGCGCTACCCGCACTGATGAGAGCTACAAAAACGACATCGTTCATCGTGCACCTGGCGCGGTTTCGTCAGCCTTGGATTGGCCATGTCGCCAACCGGCCTGCCACGCAACCCACAGCGCGTCCTCGATGTAGGCAAACATTCCTGCTGCGTCATTCGTCAAAGGCTGCGCCGGTAGCCCGCCAGGCTGACGTAGCCAGCGCTTGAAAGCAATGTATTGCTGAGCCTCTGCATCTTGTTGGTCTGCGGTGTGTTCAGCCATTTCATTTCCCAGGGTTTGATTTACCGCGACGCTTAAGTGGGCGCGCGAGAGATAAGCCTCAACACCGATGCATTAGCTATTTACAGGCCTGCATCGCCTTGATCGCTTTCCAGCGTTCGGCTCGCTCCAGGTCAGAGAGCGTCATGCTTGAGGCCGACGTGATTGCGCTGTTGATCTCATGTTGGGTGGGGCAAGGTCCAGACATGCGCTGATTGGACATACCGATTGGTGCACCAGGTCGATGCTGAATCGACTCCACAATGCCGTTGCGGGTGTACACAAGCCAAGTCTCGCTCGGACGCTCGTAAATGACTTGCTCTCGTGTGGTCCCGTTGTAGTTGTCAGCATTGACTTTCGTTGCCAGTCCCATCGCTTTTTCAAGCTGTGCGACCGTCATGCCAACCATGGGCTTATGAGTCCTTATCGCTTCTGACAGTGCATTATTTTGCTTGAGGCGATCCAGGGCCGCTTGGCTCTCGGCAGTTGAAGTACTCCCTGCGGTCCCACTTGCGGGGCGCACGTCAATCTTTGCGCCTTCACCAAGGCATGGTGCATCTTGGAAGACAAATTTTCCGTCTGGTCCCTTGCATTTGTTGACTGCCCAAGCGGGTGCGGTCATCAACAAAAGTATCAAGATTGCAGTCTGCTTCACCATTATTTTCCTCCTGGAAGTGGGCATTTTCTTCCTTCCCCTCTCGGCCAAAACTCAACAGTCATTGTCCGCATCACGCGAGCTCTGAGCTCTTTCCGTGCCCAGCACAAGGCTCAGCGCACTATCGCCACCCTCATCAAGCCGCCTTGCCCCGCTTGACGCCAGCATCAGGCGCGAACGTCTCAAGGGTTGTCTTCACCCCAGCTTTCACACCGGCAGGCGCGTGACGGTAGTTGTCCAGCAGGATCTCTTCATCGGGGGCTAGGGCTGGAGCTGAGGCGGGGGGGGTTAGCGCGCTGCCCCGTCAGGATGTAGAGCACATCTGCCCCAGCAGCGGCTACGGCGGCGAGATAGCTCCCGTCCGGAACGCGCTCCCCCTTCTCGTAGTTGATCTGTGCGAGCTTCTTCACGCCCCCTAGCGCTCCGAACTCCACTTGGTTGAGGCCGAGTCGCGCGCGTTCTTCACGTAGACGTTCAGAAATGCTCATTTGAGTACCAAAAAGACATTGCAAGGTATTCAAATGAATACCATAATCGTACCTAAGACAGCACCGCAACACATGGCGGCGCTGAGTTCCCTAACTACTTAGGTAAAGGATAGCAAAGCAATGCATCCAGAAGAGATCAAAGCAGGCATGCGTATGGCGGGGATCACGCCCGCCATGCTGTGCGACGAGCTGGGCGTTGCCGCATCGTCGGTCTCCCAGACCATCAGCGGCCACATCAAGAGCAAGCGCATCCAGTCGCGCATCGCCCAGATCCTTGGCAAGCCAATCGAAGCCATCTGGCCGAATCAAGTGGTGTTGCGCCGCAGCCGCGCACAGATTGATGCCCAGCGTGCGAGGGCTGCCGCATGAGCCGCGCCACCGACTACACCAATGCCGCACAGCAGCGCGCGCTCCAGCTCATCAACCTGCTGGCAGGCCATGAGCTGCAGGGCCTGGCACCTACGGCAATTGCCCGCTCCATGAGTTGTTCCACCAGCGTGGTGACGCGCGACATGGCAAACCTGCACACCGCAGGCTGGGCTGAGCGCACGCCCGATGGCGACCGTTGGCGCCTGAGCCCCCACGTGGTCCAGATCTCCCTGCGCCACGCCGCTGCCATCCGCGCCGGTGAGCAGAACCTCCAAGACGTGGTGCAGCGCTTCAGCCGCACCTGACCCCCTGAATTGATAGGAAAAATCAACATGAGCAATGCCGGGCGCAAAACCATGGCCGCTGCAACCCTGCGTGAGGCGGGAGTGATCGAAGGCGCGCTGCAAACCGCCACCCAAGCCGCTGACCAATTCCAGGCGCTGCAGGCCTCCTATGGCCAGGAGCGCGACCTGCTCAACCAGTTGCTGGGGCAGGCGCAGATGGCTGATTCGTTCGCCAAATTTTCGAAAACGGTTTTCACTTCCAAGCTCGCATTTGTGAAGGAGAACAAGCTATATCAATCACTTAAGAGCACATCGGGTGAAAACGGTATTCAGCTTGCCGGTACATGGGAAGAGTTCTGCAATGCCCTTGGTTGGACGCCTCAGCACGCCAATGACGCCATTGCATCTCTGCGTGCCTTCGGCGAAGAAGCCCTCGAATCCATGTCACGCATGGGCATCGGCTACCGCGAGATGCGGCAGTACCGCAAGTTGCCTGAGGACCAGAAGCTGGCCCTGGTCGAAGCGGCCAAGGCGGGCGACAAGGAATCGTTCGTCGACCTGGCCGAAGAGATCATCGCGCGCCACGCCAAGGAGAAAGAAGCCCTCACGGCCCAGGTGCAGGAAGCGCAAGAGACCATTGAGGCCAAGGACCGCGTGCTGGAGTCCAAGGCCGAGATGATCACGCGCCTGGAAGAGCAGACCTCCAAGAAGTTCAAGCCGCGCAAGGGCAGCGAAGCCCGCAGCCTGGAAGAGGAAGCCCTGGAAACCGAGATCCAGGAAGCCACCACAGCGTCCCTGCTCGCCCTGCGGCGGGTGTTCAAGGTAGCTGACGCAGCCATCGAAGGCGCAGCACGCGATGCCATGCAGGTGATGGCTCGCCAGTCCGTGGAGATGCTCTGCCAGCAGTTGGTCGACATCTCCACCGAGTTCGGCATTACCGTCAACTTCGAGGAGCGCCTGAAGCCGGTCTGGATGTCTGCTGAGGCGATCGAGGCGATGGCTGCGCGCCAGGCCGAGCGCGAAGCTGCAGGGCAGTGAGGCTGGGCCATGGACGCTATCCGTACGGAAGTCATCAACCAAGCTGCGCGGGAGTGCGCGGAGGCCCCTTGGGGCCAGGGCGCCGTCATCGTGCAGCGCGCAGCCAAGCTGCTCAACCTCTCCACCCAGCGCACGCAAACTCTCATCTCCAAAGCGGCCCAGCAGCTGAGGCTGAGCAAGCCCCGCAAGCGCCGCGCTGACGCGGGCGAGTCGGCCATCAGCGATGCTGAACTGGAGGTCATTGCGGGGACCATGCTGCTCGACCGCCGCGCTGGTAAATGGATGATCCCCCTGGAGGAAACCATCCAGATGCTGCATGCCGGTGGCAAGCTCAGCACCTGCCTGTCGGCCAGCCACGTGGGCCGGCTGCTGCGTGCCCGGGGGATGCACCCGGAGCAGCTGGCGGCGCCCACATCGCACGTGCGCATGCGCACCGAGCACATCAATGCCGTCTGGCAGATCGATGCCTCGGTGTGCGTGCTCTACAAGACGCCCAAGGGCGAATTGCAGCTGCTGGAGGTCGACGGCGTCCACTACAAGAACAAGCCCGACAACCTGGTTCAGGTCATGGACCAGCTGCTGGTGCGTTTTGTGGGGGTGGAGCACGCCAGCGGCTCCATCGGGATGCGCTTTTACACAGGAGGCGCCACGGCCGAGAACGCGCTGGACTTCCTGATGTGGCTCATGACGCAGCGCACCGATGCGGCTGGCACGCCCATGCCGTTCCATGGCGTGCCCTTCACGCTCTACACCGACCAGGGCGGGGAATTCAAGAACGGCGCCTTCCGCAATTTCTGCAGTGCCATGGAAATCCGCCATCAGATGCACGCGCCCCGTAACAGCCGGGCCACGGGCTCGGTCGAAGTGGCGCAGAACATCACGGAGCGTGGCTTTGAATCGCGCCTGCGGTTTCTCGACCCTGCCACGATCACCGTGGCGCGCATGAACGCGATGGCCGAGTTGTGGATGCACAGCCGCAACGGCACCAAGAAGCACAGCCGCCATGGCATGTTTCCCTATGCAGCCTGGAGCACCATCGCCAGCGAGCACCTGCGTATTGCCCCCTCCATGGAGATCATGCGCGAGCTGCCGGTGAGCCTGGCGCAAACGCGCACGGTGACCGGCGAGCGTCGCGTGAGCTTTGCCCTGAAAAAGCAGCCCAGCCGCGACTACGACCTGCGCTATGTGCCTGGCGTGTCCTCGGGCGACAAGGTGCTGGTTGCCGTGAACCCCTTTGCTGCGCCTGCCGTGCGCGTCGGCGTGACCGACCTGGAGACAGGCGAGATCGTCTGGCATGAGGTGGAGCCGGTGCCGGAAGGCTGGATGGGCTACGACGCCAGCGCCCCGGTGCTGGGCAAAGACGAGTACCGTGCCCTGCCGGCCTCGCCTGCCGACAAGCGCCGCGCCCGCATCGCCGCCAAGGCCTATGGCCGCGATGGCCAGGACGCCACGCCTGCCGAGATCAAGGACGCCATCAAGGCCAAGGTTGCCCCCTACCAGGGCCAGTTCGACCCCTTCGCTGATATCAAGGCCAATGCCGCATCGCTGCCGCAGTTCCTGCAACGCACGGGTGTGCAGCACACAGCTGCTGCCCCCTCGGTCGAGGCGGCGCGGGTGTCGGTGGCCGAGGCCTGCAAGCGCGCCCGCCTGGCACTGGGCGATCTGTACGACCCCAGCACCTACACCTGGCTAACCGAGCGCTACGGCAGTGCCGGTGTGCCAGAGGACGTGATCAAGGGTCTGGTGGCCGCGCGCCGTGACCAGGAAGGCGACCAAGCCCCGCGCCTGGGTGGCCTGCGTGCGGTGGGAGGTGGCGCATGAACCACGTGACCTCACTGGCCACGCTCTTGAGCAGTCTGGAGCTGACACAAGGCCATTTGTCCCGAGGCACCGGCATCAGCCGCTCGGCGGTGCACCGCCTGGTCGTCGATGGCAAGTGGCCAGCCCGTGCCGCTGCAGCCGCGCGAAAGAAGGTCCTGGCCTTCCTGCAGGCGTGTGGTGTCACTCCTGACCAGGTAGAGGCTGCGCTGGCAGCCCCCACAAAGAAGTTGGCCCCGGTCGTTAGAGCGACCGGGGCCGTCCCCGAAGAAGCAACCACGCATAACCCCGAGGAGGATGCAATGCTACAGCCGAAGCAAACCCTGACTGAATCTGCACGCAAGAAGTTCGGTCTGTTCGTCAATCCCTTCGCTGGCGAAGTCACCAGCGACGAGGAGATGTTCACCAACGGCGAGATCCGTTTCGTGCAGGAGGCTGCCTGGCAGGCTGCCATCGGCGCGCGCATGGTCGCCATCATCGGCGAGTCCGGTGCGGGCAAGACCACCATGCTGGACGATCTCAAGGAGAAGATCACCCGCCAGCACAAGCCCATCGTCTGCATCGAACCCTCGGTCGAGGGCATGGAGGACAACGACCACCGGGGCAAGAGCATGAAGTCGGCCGACATCCAGGCCGCCATCGTCTACACCCTGGACCACCAGGCGACCGTGGCCCTGGGCGCCGAGAAGCGCTCGCGCCAGGTGTACCGGATGCTGGAGGAATCCACGACCTCGGGCCGCTCGCACCTGCTCATCATCGAAGAGGCGCACGCACTGCCGGTGCCCACCCTCAACCACCTCAAGCGCCTGCACGAGAAGATGCGCATGGGACGCCGCCCCATGCTCGGCATCCTGCTGCTGGGCCATCCCGAGCTGGAAAAGAAGCTCAGCCGCTACGACGTGCGCGAGGTCATGCAGCGCACGGAAATCGCCCGCCTGCGCCCCCTTGAGGCTGACCTTGGCGCCTACCTGCAGGTGCGCGTGCAGCGCGTCGGCCGCAAGCTCGAGGAGTTGATCACGCCCGATGGCGTCGATGAGTTGCGCAGCCGCCTAACGGTCAATGCCGGCGACCGCGCAGGCTTCAAGAGCCTGCTGTACCCCCTGAACGTGAACAACTGGATGATCGCCGCGCTCAACACAGCCGCCGAACTGGGCGCGCCCCGCGTGGACCGCGATGTCATCCGTGCCGTCTGAGGAAAGCACGCCATGAAGAAGTACCTGGTCCTGATCGCACTGAGCGATGGCACGCGTGCAGTGATGCACGGCCTGTTTGCCAATGATTGGTCCGCCATCGACATGGGCCTGTCCATGTTCGAAGGCGCCGTGTCGGCCGTGCCGCGACGGGAGGCCCTGTGATGGCCCGCCGCAAGCATCCCCTGGTTTCCCTGGTGTTGTGGCTGGCCGTCGCCCTGATGGCCACGCTGTGCGCGCTGGCCTTTGTGGTCGCCCGCCAGGCAACACCCCCTGATTTCAACGCTGTGTTCCTGGACGGTCTCGCCCAGGGCAACGCCATGTGCAAGGAGCAATGAAATGGCCCGCAAATCCAACATGAGCGCCGAGAGCGCCGCCATCGTGGTGTACCTGCGCAAGTTCGGCCCGCAGACCCGCCAGAAGCTGACCGAGGTCGTGCCCACCGACACCCCTGGTGGCCTGGCCAAGCGGTTGTCCAACCTGCGCGCCAATGGTTGGGTACAGACCGAGGAGGCCGAGGGCATGCCCGTCCTGTACGCCATCAAGCCGTGCGTGCGTGGCCTGTTCCCCGAGCTGGATGCGCGTCCGAGCAAGGTCTCGCCCGCCCCGGCACCGGAAGACATGCCAGTACCTGCCTACAAGCCGGCACTGGCTCATGCAGCACGGCCTGCGACTGTCGAGCGGTACATCCCTGGCCCCATGGACCTTTCTGCCATTCCTCGTATGGGCACTGCACGCCCTGGTGCGCTGGACTTCCTGAACTGCCCTAGCCAGGGCGTTCGTTGCTGATTCATCTGGTAGCTGCGATGCCCAAAGACACGCCCATTGCCCCGAAGAACGCCGACTCGTTCATGTTCTTTGCCGACTTCGCCAAGGAGCTGCTGTTGACCCTCAAGGGCAATGCCACTGTCGAACGTTTTGTCCTCGACAGGACCGGCAACTGCCCGATTGAGTTCGAAGTCCAGATCACAAAGCTCGGCGGCAAAAAGCTGCCCCGAATTCTCAAGAAATAACCGAATCATCATGACCCCATCAACAATCCCCCCCCGGCTACTGGCAAGACGCCCGTGGCAACCTGGTCCCCGAGTCCAAGGTGAAGCCCATCGACAAGCTGCGCGACCAATGTGTGCGCGACCTTTGTGGCATGGCCGAAGCCCAGATGCGCGGCCTGGCGAAGTTCAAGCTGCAGGCAATGCAAGACGTGGCCGCTCTTGTCACGGCGAGTCTGGAGCAGTACGGCGTCAAGAGCGGTGGCGACAAGGGCAACGTCACGCTGACCAGCTTTGACGGCGAGTACAAGATCCTGCGCCAGATGCAGGATCAGATCGTCTTCAGCGAGCAGTTGCAGGGAGCCAAGGTATTGATCGACCAGTGCGTCACGCGCTGGGCCGAGGGCGCCAATGACAACATCAAGGTGTTGATCAACGACGCCTTCCAGGTCGACAAGGCCGGCAAGATCAATACCGACCGCGTGCTGGGCCTGCGCCGCCTGGATATCGAGGACGAGGACTGGCTGCAGGCCATGCAGGCGATCTCGGACAGCATCCAGGTGGCCAGCACCAAGCCCTACATCCGCTTCTACAAGCGCAACGCGTCGGGCGGCTACGACCCGATCACGCTGGATCTGGCGGCCGTATGACCAGCACCATGAAACGCACGATCCGCGTCACGATCACGAAGGAGATCGAGATTGAACTGACCCCGGCCGTTTTTGGTGGGCTGTCACAAGAGGAGTACTTGGCCGAATTCCGTAAAGGGCTATGGCACGTTGACAGCCTGGATGACGTCTTCACCTACGCAGCATCCATGGCTGCACATCACGGCGGCGGCATGCAGCATGACGGCCTGGGCCTTCTCTCCGAAAGCTACAGCCTGTTTCCACGAACACCTGATGTGAAGTTCACCGTGTTGGATGAAGACACGGAAACGGAAATCACATCGCCAACGGAGAGCCCCCAATGAGCCTCGCCAACACCACTGTGAAATGCACCCGCTGCCGCAACTCGCACCAGCTGCGGCAGCGGCCAAACAAGTCGCACGGCAAAGATTCCGTCCTCTCCACCTCGGTCTGCCCGCGCTGTGGCGGCAAGAGCTACTACGACTGCACGCCCCAAGTGGCTTGGTGCTGGGCCTCGGGCCTGATCGAGATCGGCGACGCACTGCCAAGCGCGGAGGCCATCGAGATTGCGCGAGGTCCCAAGTACGCCCTGGAGGGCGCCATCTCCGTCGCTGCCCGCCATGGCAAAGGCACTGGCGCCAACCAGTTGCTGGTGCCTGGCGTGCCCGAGGCACCCGACCAGGCTGCGGGCCTGCAGGCTCTGCAGCAGTGGCTGGAGTGGCGTGGTCGTCTGAAATCGCGCAATGGCGTGGTGTTCTCCAAGGGGGTCCAATGATCAAAAACGCCATCATCTACCGCATCTCCGACGCCTGGTCGCCCGATCTGCCTGCACTCGAAGCCGCCCTCGCCAAGAGCCCGTTTGCCGCGTGCGGCGCCACGCAGGAGTGCAGCGCGGGCTGGGTGCCGCCGCGTGGCGAGGAGCATGGTCTGCTGGCCGAGTCCGTGGCCGGTCAGTGGTTCATGCGCTTCATGACCGAGGCCAAGGTACTACCCGCCAGCGTGCTCAATCGCCGCGTGGAAGAAAAGGCCGATGCCATCGAGAAGAACGAAGGCCGCAGGCCCGGCAAGAAGGAAAAGAAGGAACTCAAGGACGAGGCCAAGCTGGACCTGCTGCCCATGGCCTTCACCAAGCAGGGCGCCATGTGGGTCTGGCTGGACCCCAAGGCTCGCATCCTGGTGCTGGACACCGGCAGCCAGGCGCGCGCCGATGAAGTGGTGAGCGTGCTGGTCGAAGGCCTCACGGGCTTTGCGCTGGCCCTGCTGGACACGCAGACTAGCGCCCAGGCCGCCATGGCGCACTGGCTGACCACGCAAGAGCCGCCCGCAGGGTTCTCCATCGACCGCGAGTGCGAGCTCAAGGCAGCGGACGAGTCCAAGGCCGTGGTGCGCTATGGCCGGCATCCGCTGGACATCGCCGAGGTCCGCCAGCACATCGAGCACGGCAAGCTGCCCACCCGTCTGGCGCTGACCTGGGATGACCGCGTGAGCTTCGTGCTGACCGAGCAGCTGCAGGTGCGCAAGATCGCTCTGCTGGATGCGGTGACCGAGAGCCAGTCGCAGGACGATGGCGGCTTTGATGCCGATGTGGCGATCACGACGGGCGAGCTGTCCCGGCTGATCCCCGACCTGGTCGAAGCGCTGGGTGGCGAGGGGCGGACGGGGTTGGGCCTGGCCCTGCCGGCATCGCTGCAAAAAGGCGGAGCGAGGACCGGGCCAGGCCAGGCACCTGCAGATGCCGATCCTGATAGCGCTCCGTTTTAGGCCTGCGAGGGCCGCAGAGCCCTTCCAAATCGTTCCAAAAGAAAAATCCAGGGGGATGCCGCTGTCAGGGCGCTCCCCCGCTCAGATCGCCGGAAATCCAAACATGCCATCCGACGCCGAAAAACACTGCCCGCTGTGCGATGAGAGCTGGCCGGCAGATACGGAGTTCTTCTACCCGGATATCGCCAAGAAAGATGGGCTGTGCTTTTGCTGCAGGGCTTGCTACAAGAGCCGCTATCGCCCGACAGGCAATCGCACCAAGCAGCCGCTGCCCCCCCAAGTCCGCCCCACCGATGCACTCGCCCAAGTCTGGAGCCTGCAATGACAGCCAACCACATCGCCGCCATCCATGCGCTCAAGGGCAAGCTACAACTGAGCGACGACGACTATCGGGCCTTGCTGCGCAATCTGACGGGCGTGACCAGCAGCAAGGACCTGACGGCTGAGCAGCGCGAAGCCGTGCGCGACCACATGCAGAGCCTCGCGGTGCGTGTCGGCGTGGCCAAGCCGACGCGCAGCCGCCGCAACACGTTTGCGCAGTCCAAGGAATCCGCCTCGCCGAGGGAGCGCAAGGTGTGGGCGCTGTGGCACCAGCTCTACCGTGACGGCAAGCTGCGCGACAACAGCGCCGCATCGCTCAATGCATTCGTGCAGCGCACGGTCAGCGTCTCGGCGCTGCGCTTCGCCACCAGCGCGCAGCTGGACACGGTCATTGAAGCGCTCAAGTCGTGGATGCACCGTGAGACTGCAGCATGACTGAGCGCCCAGACCTGACGGACCTCACGCCAGAGCAGATTGCACCGCTGGAGGCGCTGGTGAGTGCATGGCCTGAGTCGTGGCAAGATTTCGCGCGCAGTCACTATCTGACGCTGCTGGCACAGCAACATGATCGCAGCCCGCAACGCCTGGCAAGCTGCGCCAGATTGGCGGCCGATCTGGCACAGGGCATTGCTCAAGACATGGGAGGCGCGCAGCCTTACATCAATGTGGGTACATTGTTCGCGGCAGGCGAGAAGGCGGCGCGCATCGTTGTCGCCTGGCGGGCGGGACAGCCTTGGCAGTCCATCGCACGCGTTGAGGGTCTGACAGAACGTCGTGTACGGCAGATCGTCGAGGCTTGGCAAAAGGAGGTGTTTGCCCGCACCCAAGGCTGCCTGCCACTGGAAGACGCATAGGTCACATCTGTCGCAGTGACCTGAAGCGAAAAACTGAATTGCTTCAATGCGGGGCCGCAACGGCCTCGCGCGACATTGGCGGCTATGCCACAAGCCGCCACCCCATCCCCCAGCAACACCCCTGCCGCTACGCTGCCTGAGGGCATCGAGATCTTCCGCGCTGGCGCACGCATGGCCGATGACGGCACTGTGCACCACATCAGCGAAGCAGACCTGGCCGCAGCCGTGGCGGCATACGACCCGGCCGTCCATGAGGCGCCGCACACCGTCGGCCACCCCAAGCACAACGCACCGGCTTACGGCTGGGTCGCCCGCCTGGCCGTGAAAGACGGCTCGCTGCAGATCGCCGAGAACAAGCAGGTCGAGCCCCAGTTTGCCGAGATCGCCGCTGCTGGCCGCGTGAAAAAGCGCAGCGCCTCGTTCTACCACCCTCAAGACCCCAGCAACCCCAAGCCCGGCATCTGGTACCTGCGCCATGTCGCATGGCTCGGTGCGCAGCCGCCCGCCGTCAAGGGGCTCAAGGACGTCAATTTCTCCGAAGACGACGCCGAGCGCGCTGTCTGCTTTTCCGAACCCGTTACCCCTGATCAGGAGCCCGATGACATGAGCAAAGAACTGCAAGCCCAACTGGACGAAGCCAATGCAAAACTCAAAGCCGAACAGGACGCCCGCTCCAAGGCTGAGGCCGAAGCTGCCGCGCAAACCCAGGCCGCCAAGGACGCCAATGCGAAGGCCGCTTCCTTTGCCGAGCAGGCCCGCGCCGACCGCAAGGCCGGCTTCGTGAGCTTCGCCGAGGCCGAAGTCAAGGCCGGCCGCCTGCTGCCCAAGGACAAAGCCATGGCCGTTGCCACGCTGGAGGCGCTGGCCGATGCCAAGCCTGTCGAGTTCGCCGAGGGCGACACGACGACCAAGATCTCGCCGTCCACCTGGCTGCAGGGACTCATCTCCAGCGGCCAGCCAGCCGTGAACTTCGGCGAGTTCGCGGGCGGCACCAGCGGCCAGCCTCAAGGCGGCAACGCCAAAGGCAAGAGCGATGCCGAGATCGATCAGGCCGCACAGGAGTACGCGCGCAAGCACAAGGTGAACTACTCCGAAGCGATCACTGCCGTCACCTCGTCTTTCACCAGCTGAGCGGCGCCCCCCCCAATCACCTCATCACCAGGAACTGCCCAGATGACCATGACACTTGCCGAGATCCGGCTCAAGCAAAACCCCATCCTGACCAACCTGCTTTTGGGCATGGGCCAGGGCACCTACATCGGGGAAAAACTGTTTCCGCGCCTGCCGCAGGCGCTGTCCAGCGTCACGCTGGCCCAGTTGGGCGACGAGCGGCTGCGTCGCTACAACCTGCGCCGCGCGCCTGGTGGCCCCACCAAGCGCGTCAACATCAAATACGAGGGCAAGGTCTACTCGGTCAAGCAATATGCCGTGGACGTCCCCATGCCGCGCGAGTTGCTGCGTGAAGCCGATGAAGGCCGCAGGCTCAACGTTGGCAGCTACCTGGATGTGTCCCGCATCGCTATGGCGACTGCCAACGACATTCTGGGCCTGGACTACGAGCTCGAAGTGGCCCAACTGGCGACCTCGCCCGACACCTATGCGCCGGGCCATGTGTTGGCACTTGCAGGGTCCACCAAGTGGAGCGCGGAAACGGGCACCCCGGTGACCGACATCCGGGCGGCGGCCGATGTGATTCGCAAGAAGATCGGCAAACGTCCGAACCAGCTGGACCTCGGCGCAGATGCCTTTACGGCTTTGAGCACCAACAAGGAAGTCAAGAGCTACCTGCCCACCACCAACCTCGGCCCCGCCAACATCGAGCAGCTCAAGACCATCCTCAACGTCAGCGAGATCAACGTGGGCGACGCGGTCTGGATAGACGAAACCGACACCGGCCGCGACGTCTGGGGCAACAACGCTGTCCTCGCCTACGTGCCCAAGATCGGCGCGGGCGGCAGCTCTGACATCAGCCTGGCCGAGCCCGCGTTCGGCTTCACCAACGTGATTGAAGGCCACCCGTTCGCCGAGACCCCGTACTTCACCACGGACGGCACCAAGTCCTGGATCTACGGCGCGACCTATGAACGCCAGCCCAACGTTGCCTACAACGCCGCTGCTTTCCTTTTCACCAACGCCAAGTAGCCCACCGAACACCCTGCCGTGAGAGAAGGCCAGCAATGGCCTGGACAAACCCCACGAGCCCCCGTTGGCTCGTGGGGTCGTCCGAACCACGCAACCTAAGGAACCTGAAATGAGCAAACTGATTGCACTGGTCGCCACCGCCGTGATGCTGGACGGGGTGCGTACCGTCATTGAGCCTGGCGAGGAGCTACCAGACCTGAGCCGCCATGACGTAAAGGAACTGCTGGACAGCGGCGCCGCCATGGACCCCGCAGCGCAGGCGACCACTGAAAAAGCCCGCAAACAGGAGGAGGCCGTGGCGCAGCGAGCCTTCCAAGAAGCGCGTCAACGCTTCCAGGAAGAGCGCGCATCCACCACGGCTCCAGGCTCGGCCGATGCGGGCGTAGACGGCCAGTCCGGTGCCGCCACAGCAGATGCCTCCGGGTCTGGCCAGGCCGGCCAGGCTGCTGACACCGCCCAGGCGCAGCAGCAAGCCGGCACAGATTCCGCCGCAACCGAGGCGAGCCAGGCCGCTGCACCTGCCGCCAAGGGTGGCAAGAAGTCCAACCCAGCCCAGGAGTAAAAAACCATGGCATCGCAAAACAACACAGGCCGCCAATTTGACAAGCAGCACGCTGTCACGATCGTGGCCACGGCGATTCTGAAAGCCCATCGCTTCGTCGCCTACGACGGCGGCTACCCCGCCGCAGGCGGTGGCGCCAAGGACTCGCAGGGGGTATCCGAGACCAATGCAGAGGTCGGTGAAGCCCTTCCTGTGGTCACCAGCTACAGCTACCTGGTCGAAGCGGCCGAGCCCATCGCCTTCGGCGACCGTGTCCTCTCCGATGCCACGGGCCGGGCCAAAGTCGCCACCACGGCGGAGCACTGCGGTGTCGCGCTGGGCGCCGCTGTCCAGGCGGGCCAGTTGATCGAAGTGCAGATTTGCAAGCACGTCCACGCCTGACCAGGTCGAGCATGAACTACGCCACTGTCCAGGACATGGTCGACCGCTACGGCGAGGCCGAGCTGGTCCAGCTCACCGATCCCGACCTGGTCGCCGTGCTGGAGCCGAAAGCCGTACGTGCGCTGGACGACGCACAAGCCTTCGCCGATGGCTTCGTCGGGCGCATCTACAGGCTACCGCTGGCTGGCTGCACCAAGCCCGCCCCGGTACCGGGCCAGCCCGGCGCGGTGCAGATGGTGCCTCCGCCCCAGCTCACGCGCATCGTCTGCGACGTGGCGCGCTACTACCTCTACAGCGACCTGGCGCCCGAGCATGAGGTGTATCTGCGCTACAAGGCTGCCGAGCGCGAGCTGCAGGCCATTGGTGACGGCAAGGCAGTGCTGTCATGCCCATGGGGCGGCGCACCAGGCCTGCAGCTCGCGGGCGACGCGCCCGGTGACGCCGAGGTCTACCACCATTTCAGCCCGCGCCAAGTCACCGATGACAGCCTGCGGGGGTTTGCATGAGCAACCAGGGGTTGACCGTCGAGCAGGCCAATGATTTTTTGGCGCTGCAGCCGGCCCTGGTGGACCTGGTCCGCCAGGCAGTTGCCGGCATGAGCCCCGCCGTGCATGTGCTGACTGCAGCTGACCTGGCCGACGTGAAAGAGGCGGCGCAGCACACGCCGGCTATCCATGTGATCTATGGCGGCTACACGGTTGCCGAAGCAGCAGGGACGCAATGGCGGCTGCTGCACCGCTGGTATGCGGTCGCTGCCGTCCGCAATGTCGCCAAGGCTCGCGCCGGCCAAGCTGCGCTACTCGACGCTGGCGCGCTGGGTGCTCGTGTCACTGGCGCACTTGCTGGGGCCAGCCTGCCGGGCGCGACCCGGCCGCTGGAGCTGATCACCCCGCCGCCTGCGAAGTACAGCGCAGGCTTTCAGTACATCCCATCGGCCTTCCAGGTCGAGACGATTTTTCGCAAACCCACCCGATAGGAGTGCCCGCAATGGCCGAAATCATCAAGCAAATCTACAAGCCCAGCATGAACGTGGGCCAGGTCTATGCCCGCCCCTACGGCTCGACCGCTATCCCCATGCCCATCGGCAACGTTCTGGAGTTGTCTCTGGAGCACACCGAGGATGTGCAGACGCAGGAAGACATGACGCGCCTGGGTGGCGGCACGCATGCCGAAGTGCGCCGCGTGAAGGAAGTCAAGGTCAAGCTCAAGCTGGCTGACCTGAACGTGATCAACTATGCGCGCAGCGTGCTGGGCACCGCGCAGGCCATCGAAGGCGCCGTCGTGGTCGATGAGCCTCACAAGGCTCTGCTTGGCGGTCTGCTGCGCCTGGCGCACATCCAGCCCACGGCTGTCACCCTGAAAAAAGGCGCTGACAAGGCCACGGCCACTCCCGTCACGGCTGCCGGCAATTACGAGGTGCGGCCGGAGGGCATCTACCTGCTGCCGACCGCTACGGGCATCGCCGACAGCGACGAACTGTGGGCGAGCTACACCTACGGCGCCTACGCCGCCATCGAGGCCCTCACGTCCAAGGCTCCCGAGCTGGAGCTGACTTTTGGTGGGCTCAACGAAGCGGATGGTGGCAAGCCCGTGCTCGTGGAGATCTGGCGCGCAAGCCAGGGCATCACCAAGACCCTGGCGCTGATCAGCAAGGGCTTCGGGGCACTCGATGTCGAGGGCACTGTGTTGATGGACCCTACCAAAGTGGGCGCGGGCATAAGCCGTTACTACAAGACCAGCATGGCGTGATTGGCAAGGCGCGGTGGAAGGCCGCGCCTGCCATCAAGAGACACAGGGCTGTAGAAGAGGACAAGGGGCGTAGCGCCGCACATCATGAGCCAGCAGGACAAGCGGGTTGATTACACGATTGGCGTCAAGAGCGAGGGATTGAACAACCTCTCACGCCTGGCCGGTGGCCTGGATGAAGCCAGCGCCGAGGCTGCCGAGCTCAAGGCCCAGGCGGCAGAGGTCGCCCGCCAGCTCCAGGACGTGGCGCAGCAGCAGCAGGCCATAGATACGCTGCGCAGCCTGGGCGCAGAAAGCCGCACTTGCAGCCAGCAACTCGAACAAGCGAGCGCCAACGTGGACCGGCTGGCTGCAGCCCTTCCTGATGCAGCAGCGAAAACCCAGGCACTGGCACAGGCTGAACGCCAGGCGGGCCAAGCGGTGCAGGCGGCTCAGGCCGACATCAAGGGCATGCAGCAGGCCCTCAGCGAGCTGCGCAGCGGCAGCGACCAGACCACGCGTGCGACGACCGAATACAAGGCGTCAGTAGCGCAGGCGCAATCGGCCATTGCTGAGCTGCGTCAACAGTTGCAAGCCCAGAAAGAGGGTCTATCGCAAGCTGCGGCAGCTACGCGCGCGGCGGCTGACGAAGAGAAGGCCCTGCAGCGCGAGTACGACGGGGCGACCAAGTCTGCTGGCAAGGCATCGGCAGCCCTGGGCGACAAACGCCGGGCCATGGAGACGACGCGCGAGGTGGCCCGCCAGTTGGGCTTGGATACCACCAGCCTGAGCGAGGCGCAAAAGCAGGTGGACGCAGCCTCACGCCAGGCCCAGCAGGGCCTTGAAGGCGCTGCACAGAGCGCCCGGCGCATTGCGCAAAGCCAGGCAGATGCAGCCCAGGTGGCGCGGTCGTTTGAGCAGGATCTGCGCAAGCTGGGCATGGATGGCGTGCAGGCACCTGCAGGCCTGGAGCAGGCGTTTCGCAAGCTGGGCATGGGCGGTGTTCGTCAGGCCGAGGCTGCCGTGCACGAACTGCAGGTAGCGCTGGCACAAATCCGCAACTCGGCGGACATTCTTCCTGCGGACAAGGCAGCCGCCGTGGCCGCCTTCACCCAGCGCATAGGACAGCTGCGCGCCGAGGCCGAGAAAACTACGGATACCACCCAGCAATTGGGCACTGCCACGCAGAACACGGGCTCTTCTATGGCCGATGCTGCGCGCAAGGCGGTGGCCTGGGGTGGCGCCCTGGTCGGGCTCGGCCAACTCAAATCACTTGCCGAGAGTGTCGTCGAGACAGGGTCCCGATTTGAAACCCTCCAGGTACGCCTGAGCAACTTGCTGGGCAGCACCGAGTCGGCAACGCAGGCATTTGGCATGCTCAAGCAGTTGGCCGCCTCAACGCCGTTCGATGTGGCCGGGCTCACCGAGTCATTTGTCAAGCTCACCGCCTTCGGCATGAAGCCGACCGAGGCGCAGATGCGCTCTATTGCAGACGTCGCCGCCAACCTGGGCGGCGGCACGGAGGTATTGTCGGGCGTGACTCTGGCGCTGGGCCAGGCATGGACCAAGACCAAGCTACAGGGAGAAGAAATCCTCCAGTTGGCTGAACGCGGCGTGCCTGTATGGGATGCCCTGGCGCGGGCGACGGGGCGAACCGTGCCCGAGTTGCAGCGCATGAGCGAGGCAGGGCTGCTTGGCCGCGACGTGATCAGCAAACTCATCGACGAGCTGGGCCGCATGAACGAGGGTGCCAGCGACAAGCTTATGCGCACGTACGCGGGTGCGGTCGCAAATGCCAAGGACGCGCTGGCCGAGTTCTTTGACATGGTGGCGCAAGCCGGGGTGCTCGACTGGCTGACCGACAAGGTGCGAGAGCTGCTGGCCGAGTTCGAGCGCATGAAGGAGAGCGGCGAGCTGCAGAAGAAGGCCAAGGAGATTGCCGACGCCTTCCTGCAGCTGGCCACCATGGCTGAAACCGCAACGCAGGCATTGGTTGCGATGGCGCCCGCCATTGAATTGGCCGTCAAGGTGCTGCTGGCCCTAAAAGCTGTCAATGCCGCGCAAACGCTGTGGGCCGTGGCCACGGGGGCGCGTGCTGCAGGCGCTGGCATGGCGGCTGCTGGGGTGGCCAGCGCCACGGCAGCCGTACAGATGGATGCTGCGGCTGCCGCTGGCGGGCGCATGGCGATTGCACTGAGGATACTGCGATCGCTGACGGGCATCGGACTGGCCTTGGGGGTAGCAGAACTGGCTCAGGAGTTCTTTCGGGCCAAGCGTGCGGCGGAAGAAGGTGATGCTGCTGTTCGCAAGATGCTGGAGACGCCCCCAGCAACGAACCAGCCCAAGAAGGCTGTGGAAGACGTAAACGCGTCATTGGAAAAAACCAGCTTCAAAGCGACAGATGCGCTCACGGCGTTTGACCGCTTGATGGAGCAAGGCGGGAAAACCAGCGAAGCACTTTCCAAGATCGGAAAGGACTTCGACTTGAGCACAGCCCCTGGCATTCGTGATGCTGCTGTGGTGCTTGACGGGTTGCTGCAGCAAGGAAAGATCACTGCAAAGCAGTTCCGCGACGAGTGGGCGAATCAGCTCAAGGACATTGACCTGTCCGACTTCGAGCTGCGTGCGCGCAGTGCGTTGGACAAAACGTGGGAAGGCGTTGGCCGCCTGAAGGAAATCATTGATGCGGGCTTGCGCGAAGCGGTGCGCAGGGCTGGCGGCGACTTCGATGTGATTTCTGGGGGGATGGGCAAGGCGGCGCAGAGTGCGATCAACGATACCCATCTGATCATCCAGAACCTGGACCGTCTGAAAGAGACGGGGGCGGATGTTGGACGCGTGTTGTCGCTGTCTCTGTCCAAGGCGATCAACACCGCAGATTCAGAAAAGGCACTGGCGGCAGTGCGCTCCCAGATTGAGCAGGTGCGCCAGGTGCTCGGTGACAAGGTAGCCGACGGCCTGCTTGAACAGGCCAAGGTGAAAGCCGATGAGCTCAAGGACGCGATCAACAAGATCAAGCCTGGTATTGATGATGTCCGCGAGGCGATGAAGCAGTTGGGCATCACATCCGACGAGAGTCTCAAGAAAACGGCGGCCACCTCAAAAGAAGCATATGAGGTCATCCGCACCAGCGGAACGGCGAGCGCGCGTGAGTTGTCTGCTGGCTTCAAGCGTGCTGCGGAAGCCGCCATTGAGGCCGGTAACGGGATAGCACCGGCATGGGTCCGCAGTGAAGCCGCCATCCGTGGCTTCGACCTGGAGGTCGACAAGGCCGGCAAGAGCGTCCTCAAAGTGCGCGACAACATCGGCAGTGCAGCGGACGCGAGCCGGCGTGCAGGTGGCTCCATGGCAGGGGACTGGAAGGGCGTCACATCGGCTGTCAAGGAAGCGGACGCCGCCCTGGCGGCCTACCAGCAGCGCGTCAAAGAACGGTATGGCCGGCCCGGCGAGGGCGACAAGCCAGAGGAGCTGGGCGAAGGCGTGCAGCGCATCGGCTCGGGGTACCGCAACAAAGACGGCTTCAGCTCGGATGCCAAGGGTAACGTGCAGTCGCAGTTCATCTGGACGCGCGCGATGATCATCGACTACCTCAAGCAAGCAGGGCTTGATGAAGCGGTCGCGGTCGAGCTGTCAAAGCAGTTCCTGGACGCCAACGGCGACGTGCCGTATGAGGCCTCTGATGTGCAAATCAGGTGGGGCGGCAAGAACAGCACGCTCGCTTCAGCCTTGGGCAAGATGGCCGAGTACTACAAGTTCGATGCCAGCGGCAAGCATGAAGCGGCCTACATGCTGGAGCATGCAAAGGGCAAGCCTTCTACGCCCGCGCCCGGCCCGGCACCCGCACCAGGTCCAGCACCAGCCCCTGGCCAGGGCGGCAACACCTACGTCAACAACATCACGATCAACGGTGTCGAGCCCTGGGGTTTCTTGAGCGGCACGACGAGCCACACAAGCAAGCAGAGTGCAGACACTGAGGTCGACCTCATGCGCAAGCTGGCCCAGGCGAAGGGAGTGGCCCAATGATCACGCTCACCCGCGCCGGCACCTCGCTGGATCTGTCGGATCGCCTGATCTGGACAGATGAGTACGCATGGAGTCCTGCCGTCACAGAGACGCGCTACAGCACCAGCGGCGCGCTGCATGTGCATGTTGGCCTGCGCCAGGCCGGGCGGCCCATCACGCTCGATGGCCGCGATTCTCAAGCCTGGATACCCCGGGCGCTGTGCGACCAACTCCGTGCCTGGCAGGCGCTGCCTGGCGCGACGTTCCAGCTCACTGTCCGAGGCGTTGTCCGCGCCGTGCTGTTCCTGGAATTCCAGGCTGATCCGATCTGGCGCCTGCTCGACGGCGAGCACACCGCAGAGCTGCAGTACGTGCCGTCTTTTAAGTTCATGGAGATCTGAGAATGCCCTTGCTTGCTGGCGACATTCGCTTTGCCCGATCAGCCAACATGGCTGATGTGCCCGAAGGAGGTGGCCCGCCATCCGCTCAACTGCTCACATCGGGCCGGTCGAACGAGATTTTCCCGGACATTTCCGAAGAGACCAGGACTACCGGCCGCGTCGAGATTTATCAGGTTTTCGGCGTGCTCAGGAATACGGATCGCACGCCATTTATGGGCTGCAATGTGATCCTGGCCGAGCCGCCCGCTGACCCCAATGTCTCGGTCACGCTGCTGTCGCTCAAGAGCCCGTTCGCCACGCGCGCCGACATTGCAAAGCGCATCGAGAGCGGCATGGCCGCTGGCAGCGAGTTCGCGGGCTACCTGCTCGAAAACCACTTCACCACGATGCGCAGCATCCAGGTTTTCCAGCGGCCTGGCATGCCGCCCCCGGCCATCGGGCGCACCTTCGTCCTGGTCTACAACGAGGGCCAGGCCGGCGAGCGCCGGCAGCGCATCCGCGTCAAGGCGACCGACACCGTGACCCGCATGTTCACGGAGACCTCGGGCGGCCAGCTCGTGGATTTCCTGGCCCAGGTCACGACGTGCGAGCTGTTCGACGGCCTGCTCTACGACTTCCCGGGCTCGCCTGCAGCGCGCACCTTCGCACGTGCCGCAGGCAAGACGCTGACGCGCGAGACCGTCTATAGCGACTCGGGACTTTTTTACAGTGCCACCCGTCTGACCGTGGCGAGCCAGATCAATGACGCCTGGCTCCAGCTCGCCAGCATCTACACGCAGGTCGTGCCCAACAGCCGCTCCGAGGTGGCCTCGGTCGACCAGATGCCGGCCGCGCGCCGCACCATCCTGCTCGCAGACGCGCCGCGCCGTGTGGAAGTCGGCATTACGCCGCATACGCAGCGGTACAAAGTCGCGGAGGAGAACGCGGGCCTGACATACGTGTGGCAGTGCACGCCGCTGCCCGAGCCGGGCACGGTCTTCATCGACTACTGGTCCTTGGGCCAGCGCTACACGCTGACCGACGATGGCACCGGCAAGCTGGTGGGCGCGGGCGGCGGCGCGGTCAACTACCTGACAGGCAGCATCAGCGCAACGCTCAAATCCATCCCGGACATCGGCAGCTCAATCGCGCTCACGCATGGCGCCCGCGTGTCGTACACCAACCGCGCCAACCAGGGCGCGGCCATCCGCCCCCCCTGAATACTGCTGGGTTGTGGGCGGCCAGGACGAAGCCACAAAGTACGACCGCATTGTGCCGGGCACCCTGGTCGTCAAGTACACCAGCGGCGGCGTGGTGCGGACAGTCACAGAAGCCGGCGCGGGCAAGCTCGCGGGCGCCGCGACGGGCGTTGTGGACTACCACAGCCGCACGGTACTGCTGCGGCCGAGCTTCATGCCAGACCCCGGCGCTGAGCTGCAGGTCGACTGCCAGCTCGAAACGCTTGTGACGGAGTTCATCAGCGGCGGGCCAGATGCAACAGGGATTGCGGCTTTCACGCTGGCGCAGCAGCCCACGGCGGGCACGCTGCAAATCGAGTGGTGCGTTGCGCGTGCGGTGAGCCAGACCGCAGGCGGCAGCTTGAACACGACCACCTCGACCAAGACCGCAGACGTCACTTACGTTTTCAAGTCGACCCCGGAATGGCAGGAGCCGCAGAGCCCGGGTCAGACCGTGGTGCTCAACGCCGCATACCCATAACCATAAAAGGACGACCATGGCCTACGAAATGATCTCGCGCCCCGTGGCGGTCACGACCACAAACGGCAGCAGCGCGAGCCTGTCCGAGCAAAGCGGCACGACCGCAGACAACCGCCTAGTCGCCATCAAGACCGTGACAGATGACGGCGCCGGCCGCTTCGCCGCAGCCTTGGGCACTGTGGACTATGCGGGCAAGCAGGTCTCGCTCAAGATGATCGAGTTCGACCGCAAGACGGAGTCCTACCGCAGTGACTACGAGGACTCCAAACAGTTCTCGCGGGCTGTGGGCGATGGCTCGGGTCTCTGGCAGGACAACGGCAAAAAGGGTGGCGAATATGGGACCGCAAGCGTCGGGGAAGAGATGCTCGGGGGCTCCAGCATCGTCGCGCGGTACCGCGTCGGGGCCGGCGTGCCGCGCAGCCACAGCGAGACATACAAGCCTGCCGAGGTCACGATGGACCTGTGCCCGTACACGTCACAGCGCGTCGTCGCGGGCAGCGTGCAGTTTCGCTGGATGGGCCAGACATACGTCGACTTCGAGGGCGTGATCTATCGCGGTCGCACGGACACGGACCCGGGCATTGCAAGCGGCAAGATCGACTACGCGGCCGGCACCGTGGGCATGTACGACTATGTCGTCGGCGGGTCTGGTGCAACAGACTTTCAGCTGCAGAGCCTGTGGACACAGGCCGGGCAATGGTCCACCGCAAGCGTGTTTTTCAACACCGACGCCGCCCCGCTGCGGGCCGGCGCGGGCGGCTTCGTGCTGACCGTGGTGGACACGCGCGGCAACACGCTGACGGCCAACGTCGACACGCAGGGCAACATCACGGGCTCGCACATGTGGGGCCGCGTTGATTTCAGCCGGGGTGGCGTGCAGTTGATGTTTGGCGACTTCGTGCTGGATGCGACGTTGACGGCCGAAGACAAGGCCGAGTGGTGGTACCGCCCAGATGACGTTGGCGCGGTGCAGCCTGGCCGCATCTGGCGGCCGTGGCCCGTGGACCCAACCACGCTGCGCTACAGCGCCGTGAGCTACATCTATCTGCCTGTCGACGTGACGTTGATGGGCATCGACCCGGCCGCGCTCCCCTCCGACGGCCGCGTCGCGTTCGCACGGCCGGGCGACACCTGCGTCATCGGTATCACCCATGGGGGCGTCCAGTTCGCTCCGCAGGTCGACCAGACATTCAACCTAGGCCATGAGCGCTTGTCCTTCGTCCAAGTGCTGGACGCGGCCACGGGCGCAGAGATCCGCACGGGCTACACGGCTGATCTCGACGCCGGCACAGTCAAATTCACCGACCTGGCCGGCTACCCCGCGTCCATCAAAGTCATCGGCCGCACCGAGGTCTACCGCCAGATCGCGGAGGTGCGGATCGACGGCAAAGTCAAGCTCACGCAGCCCGTGGGCTATGCCTTCCCGGCAGGGGCCGTGTTCAGCACGGCGCTGCGCTTCGGCGACCGCTTCGCACGCGTCTCGCGCGTGTACGACCAGGCGTCTTGGAGTGGCACGACCTGGTATGACGGCCTGGACCCGTCCAAGGGCGAGGCCACGGCCACCTACCGGCACAACGATTTCCCGATTGAAGTGAGCAACCTCGGCGCGATCACTGAGCGCTGGGCGCTGCGCATCCGCCGGGACGGCAGCACGTTCGACCTCATTGGCCAGCACCTCGGCCAGATCGCCAGCGGCAGCCTCAACGTGGATTTCGCACCGATGAATGCTGCGGCCGGTGCGCCATACATGCGCGTGCGCGCCGAGGGCTGGGGCGCCGGCTGGGAGGCGGGCAACGTCGTTTTCATCGACACGGTAGGGGCCGAGGCCGCAATCGACATGGTCCGCTGCACGCAGCCTTCGAGCCCAGCCGGCATTGATGACCGTTGCTGGATCGTACAGCGCGGCGACGTCGGCCGCGCGCCCGAGGCTTCCTTCTAACAACTCAGAGAGCACACAACATGGCTTCCCCCGTCGATACTTCCGTCAAGCACTTCCTGAGCACCATGAGCGGTGCCCCTGCCCTGAGCGGCACTGTGGGCTCGATGATTGCGCTGCTCGACGCGCTGCTTGTGACCGGCTTTGACACCAAGACGCTCACGTCGCTGACCGTTGCGGGCGGCGTAGCCACGGCGGCGTTTGCCGGGCAGCACAGCGCCATGGTGGACTCCGTGATCCTGGTTGCCGGTGTTACGGGTGGGCCTGCTGGTTGGGCCGGGCACAACGGCGAGCAGAAGGTGACGGGCGTGGGCGCCGGACTGGTGCGCTTTGCGACGACGCTGCCAGACGGTACATACACCGGCACCATCAGCATCAAGATGGCGCCGGCCGGCTGGGTCAAGGCCTTCGCTGGGACCAACATCGCCGTGTACCAGAGCGCCGATCCGCAGTCGAGCAAGATGCTGCTGCGTGTCGATGACACAAGCCCCTTGTGGGCGCGTGTGCGGGGCTTCGAGAACATGCAAGATGCAAACACGGGGACGGGCTTGTTCCCGCTCGACAGCCAGACTGCCGGTGGCGGCTACTGGGCAAAGTCGGCTGCTGCAAACAACACGCCCGTGAGTTGGGCATTCGCTGCAGATAGCCGCTTCTTTTACACCTCGGTCCAGCCGAGCTCCTCCGGCGCAGCGAACCGGCAGATTGGTGTTATCCGGGCCTTCGGCGATCCGATATCGACACGGCCCTCTGGCGACCCCTACGCCAGCTTGCTCAACTACAGCACGTCGACGAGCGGGGCCGAGTACCAGTACGACAACTGTCTCTCCAATACGTCCCCCGGGCTGTCAGCGTGTCCCCGGGCCTACTCTGGCCTGGGCTCATGCGTGTTGCACAAGATGGCGGTATGGGGAGGGGGGGGCATCGGTGTACCAGTGCAGCGGGATCACAAACATCCATGGACAGTTCCCGAACCCTATTGATGGCGGGCTCTACCTGACAAAGCGCTTCATGACGCTGAACGACAACACGTACTTGCCGAGGGCTGAACTGCCAGGCTCTTACCACGTCCTACAGTCCAACGCGTGGGATACCTTCCGCGCCGGCGATAGGGTGCCCGGCACGGGCGCCCTCGCGGGGCGGAACCTGATCGCTGTGCACGGCAGCAATGGCAACAACACAAGCTCGTCATCGTCAGCCGGTAACACGAGCATAGTGTTCCTCGACGTGACCGGCCCCTGGCGCTAAGCAAATGGCAGCCCATCGCTACTGGCGCGCGTCGGGCATCGAGCCCTACGATAACGGCTCAGTGATCGCGCTGACAGAGTTCCAACTCCTCGCGGGGACGACGCGCGTCGATACATCAGCTACGCTGACCGCAAGCAACGGGGCCAACGTTGCAGCGCTATCGGATGGCGCGGCAGGCGCGGCTGTCAATTTGCCGCGCGGGGTTGCGCTGACATGGGATTTCGGAGCATCGCCGCAGGATGTGACGGATATTCGGCTGGGCGCTGGCCCTGCTGTGCAGAGCTTCCCGTTGACCATCACGCTGCAAAGCTCTGATGACGCGGTGGTGTGGGAGCGCTACGGTCTGTTTTCCGGCATTGCGTACCCAGGCGCTGGCAAGCTGACTCAAAGCGAACCTCGGCTTCTGTTCAGCGAGTTCGAGGAGACGATGCTCGCAATCGAAGGGCGCGGACCGGACGGATCGACTGCAATCATTGACAGCACGGGTCTGCCGCTGTCTGTCCGCGGCACAACTGCAATCAGGACCTCTGCGCGGTTCCCGGACGGCGCGATACGTATCTCCCAGGCCGGGGAGCTCATCGTGCTCCCTGTTCGTGATCTGTACGACTTCGGCACGGGTGACATGGGCGTGCGCTTTCAGTACGAGCGGGTAGCGCAGGGTGGCTCAACTCCTTGCATCCTCTCGCTGTACGACTGGGTCGCCGCAAACGGCGGTCTCGCTTTTTTTGATGGACATACGCTCTTGCCGGGCAAGCTGGGCGTCGCGCTCAACGGCTCATATCCTGTGCTTCAGAGCCTCGCGCCGCTGGCCGCCGGGGTGAAATACGACGTCGAGTTCAGCCGCGTAGGCAACAGCGTCACGCTGCGCATCAACGGTGCGCTGCAAGGATCTGCAAACTACAGCGGTGTCATCAAGGCGAACAACGGAGTGTGGATCGGCACCTCTGGTGACGCGGTGAACGGCAGCTTCATCAACGGATACGTGCGCCGCGTGCAGTTCAAGCGGGGCAAGCCTTTGCACACCGCAGACTACACACCTGATGACGCCCTGATCGCCGCGACGCGGGTGCTGATGAACAAGGTGCAGGGCCGATCCACGCCGGCCGCAGTAGCAAATGTCGCGTCCGCAGGAGCGATGCCCCCTGTGGGAAAAACTCTCCTGGGGCTGGTCGGCAAGTCCAGGACCAACTATTTGTTCGACAGGGCAGCCCAAGGCCGCATTCGCGGCACTGTCGAGCGCGATGCGTCGCCTGCAGACGTGCCTCTGCGTAGGCGCGTCAGCCTGCTGCGTGACATCGACATGATGATCGTGGCCCAGCAGTGGAGCGACGCTGTGACCGGGGCATATGACTTCCAGTACATCGAGACCGACCAGGCATACACGGTCATCGCCCACGACTACGAGCACAACTACCGCGCCGTCATCGCGGACAACCTGAGCTTGGCGTCTGGCGGGATGGAGTTGATGCCATGAGCGCGCCAGCCAGCGATTGGGAGATCACGCAAACGACGGCCTTGGCGCAACTGGCTGCGATGCTGACACGCGCAGACACCGGGCCTGGCCGGGCCAGCTTGGCTCTTTTCTCAACAGCCAGGCCGGCGCTGATCACGGACCCGCATGCGGATGCGCCCCAGGCCGAGATCGTCCTGGCCAAGCCCAGCGGCGCGATCATCGGCAGCAGTTTGGTGCTCTATGTTGAGACGCCTGCAGGCGCGATGGTGCAGTCCAACGGCATGCCGCGTTGGGCCGAGTGGCGTGCGGCAGATGGCGCCGTCCTGGCCCGCTGCGACGTCACTGACATGGACCACGGCGGCGGCCTGCGCGTCATAGGCGGCGCCACGCCCGAGGGCGAGTCATCGCCGATGCTCTACACGGGCGGCCTGGTCCAGCTCGGCATGGTGGCCCTGTCATGACAGACAGCAACAGGCTTCTCTTCCGCTCGGCGCCTCACATGGGCAGCCCAGTGCCGCTGGTGTTCGGGCGCGACGATGGGAGCACGCCTCCGCCCGTCACCGTTGATGGCGGCGGTCGCATCACGGGCCTGCGCGGTCACGTCCGCGCCCGCGTGGCAGTCCGCGCCTCGGGCGCCGGCCGCGTGACTGGCTTGCGCGGCCACGTCCGCAGCCAGTGGGATGCCAACGTGAGCCGCACGACGCGGGCCGAGCTTGCGACGGACTGGCAGACGGCTGCGCCCCTCGCGCAAGCGCTGGAGACGGCATGGCAGGAGACCGCGCAACTGCGGGTCGCGTGCGCCAGCGCCTGGCAGCCTGGCGACGGTCTGCGCGCAGGCGAGGTGGCTGCTTGGCATGAAACGCTGCGCATGCGTGGGGCCGTGGCGAGCGCATGGCAGGAAGGCGAGGCCCGGCGCGCGGCGGTTTACACCGCCTGGCATGAGGCCCTGCGCGTCCGTGCGGCCAGCGCCAGTGCTTGGCAGCAAGGTGAGGGGCTGCGGGGCGGCCTGGTCGTCGATTACCAGGAAGCGCTGCGCCTGCGCGCGGCCGTGGTGGGCACCTGGCAAGAGGCCGTGCCCCGCTCCGAGTGGCTGCGCACCGGATTCGGCGACGCGGATCGCTGGCGCATCGTCATGGAGCCGCACTGGCAGGAGGCCATCCGGCCCGCGTCAGGCGAGAGCCCGGTTGTCCTGCCCCCGGGCAAGACGCCGTGCTACGTGCCCAGCTCGCCCGTGCGCCTGCTGTTCCGGCTGCCGGCAGGCAGCGGCCGGCCCACGCGCCTGGTCTTCATCTGCGAAGACCGCAATACCCCGACACCGGGCATCGTTGTGCCGCCCCGGAGGACATACATCGTGATCAATTCAGTCGAGATCCGGCGCGCTGATGCCCTGGCCGGCGACCCGCTGCCCAGTGAAAGCTTTCAGATGTCGCTCAATCGGCAATCGTGGACCTGGACGTTTTCGGCGAGCTTCCACGCCTCGGCGCGCGACGCGCTCATGCCCGGCCCAGGCGGTCAGCCTGTCGAGCTGGAGGCGCGCGTGAACGGCCAGCCTTTCCGGCTGCAGGGCGAGCGCATCGGCCGCAGCAAGCGGTTTCCCGAGCACATGGTCACTGTCTCGGGCCGGGGCAAAGCCGCGCTGCTGGATGCGCCGCACGCGCCTGTGCAGACGTTCTCTCATGCGCTGGATCGCACCGCGCAGCAGCTCATGAGCGAAGTGCTGACGGTCAATGGCGTGGGCTTCGGATGGAGCGTGGATTTCCAGCTCTCGGACTGGCTTGTGCCCGGTGGTGTCTGGATGCACCAGGGCACCTTCATCAGCGCGCTCACGGACATCGCAGGCAGCGTGGGCGGCTACCTGCAGCCGCACGACACCGACCCGGTGCTGCACGCGCTGCCAGCCTGGCCGCTGCCCTGGTGGCGGTGGAACGAGTTGGCGCCTGACATCGATCTGCCGGAGGGCATTGCCGAGGTGGACGAGACAGAGGTGATCGATGTCCCCGGTTACAACCGCATATTCGTCGCGGGCGAGGCAGGCGGCGTCATGGGCGACCTGACCCGCGCCGGCACGGCCGGCGACGTACTCAAGCAGCCGATGGCGGTGCATCCACTGATTACGACGATTGGCGCCGCCAAGGCCAGGGCCATCGCAGAACTGGCCGAGTCGGGTAGACAGCTCAAACACAAGATGACGCTGCCCGTGCTGGCAGAAACGGGCGTGATTAAGCCAGGCCGCGTGCTGCGCTATTACGACGACGCAGGCACGCGGCGCCTGGGCATCGTGCGCGGCACGTCGATCTCTCAGCAGTACCCCGTGCTGACGCAGGCGCTGGAGGTGGATAGCCATGTCTAACCTCTACCTGCAACTGAAGGAGATCCTCGCACCTGGCCGGGTTCAGATTGGCAAGGTCGTGGCCGTCGCAGATGGCGCGGTCACTGTGGAGCTGCCCGGCGCTGGCCGGGTGCGCGCAAAAGGCCAGGCCGCCGAGGGTTCCAGCGTCTTCGTTTTGGAAGGAGTGATTCAGGGGCCAGCGCCCGACCTGCCTGTTTATATAGACGTGATCTGAAAAAAGACGGGCGACCCGGCCGGGTGCGGTAACACCAGGTCGAGCCCCGAACATGCAGAACGTGCCTGCAAGCCCGGCAAGGCCCGCCACCCTCGCGAGAGCGGCGCCAGCATACCGGATTTTCCGTATAGGAAAGAGGCTTGCAATGGAAGAAATACGCTGCGGCTCCTGCCGCCGCAAGCTGGGCGAAGGGGTTTTCTCCCGCCTGGTCATCAAGTGCCCCAGGTGCGGGGCATTCAATCAGCTGAGCGCCTCGAGCGCCCCATCAGCGCCCCCCAGAGGGCCTACAGCTGAGATCAATGACAAACCCCATAGTCCCATGGATCGGCGGCAAGCGCCGCCTCGTCGACCTGCTCCTGAAGCGGTTTCCCCACCATAGCTGCTACGTCGAGCTTTTCGCGGGCGGCGCGGCGGTCTTCTTTGCCCGCCACCCCGCCGACGTTGAAGTCCTCAACGATGTCAACGGCGATCTGGTCAACCTGTACCGCGTCGTCACGCACCATCTTGAGGAATTCGTCAGGCAGTTCAAATGGGCGCTGACGAGCCGGCAGGTTTTCAAGTGGCTGCAGGAGACCAGGCCGGAGACGCTCACAGATGTGCAGCGCGCGGCTCGGTTCTTCTATCTACAGCAACTCTCATTCGGGGGGGAAAGTGAGCGGCCAGACGTTCGGCACGGCAACCACGGCTCCGGCGATCAACCTGCTGCGCATCGAAGAAACGCTGTCAGCAGCGCATTTGCGCCTTGCGGGCGGCACATACGTCGAGCAGCTCGATTGGGCGGCGTGCATTGACCGCTACGACCGGCCGCACACACTCTTCTACGCTGATCCGCCCTACTGGGAGACTGAGGGGTACGGCGTGCCGTTTCCTTGGGAACAGTACGAGCTGATGGCGGCCAAGCTCAAAACGATCAAGGGCAAAGCAGTGGTCAGCATCAATGATCACCCCGCGATCCGAGAGTGCTTCAGGGACTTCGACATGGAGGCTCTCAAGCTGGACTACACCGTGGGTGGGGGCGCCAATCGTGTCGAGCGCGGCGAGCTGGTCATCTACAGCTGGGACCGGGAGGCAGAGCCCGCTGGGCTCTTCTAAAACATGCGGTGCGCTGAACTCCCCAGGTAGGGCAGGTCGATGCGCCATTTGGTCTGTGCGGCTTCTGCTGCATCCCGTACAGCATCTTTAGCCGCCTCGGTCAGATCAGCTTCAGTGTTCAATGACAGTTGCCAGTTGCTCTGTGTGACACCAGCAGACTCGACAATTTCAATCTCCTCGTAGATCGTACCGAGCTGCCCCAGCGTACGGTTGTCGTCCTGCAGGAGTGAAATGATCTTGAGCCTCAGTTCGTCTTTCGTCAGTGTTTCAAGCATGGGATGCTCCTTGTGTGAAAGCAACGATGATGCCGTCACGACAAGGCCAACGGCAGTTTTCTAGGCGTGCAATTCTCTTGCACGGTTGGAAACAGCTTCGGTGGTCATTTATCTCAGCTCATGAGGCAAATTTATCGCGGCGCGCTTCACAATCCCACGAGTTCTGGCAATTGCGAGGAAAGCTCCACCAACATGTCCGAGGTGCGTGCCTGCCTGCAGGAGCAGAACGTGGCCCTGGTCAATGCCGCCTACGTCTCGCTGTCGCTCAAGCTCAAGGCGCGCATGCCCCAGGCTTCGGAAGAGCTGGAAGTGGCGCAGAGGAACTGGGTGCAGTACGCGCGCAGTGCCTGCGAGTTCCTCTCTGAATTCAACTCGGCCAGCTTTGCCAAGGACGATGCGCGCACCAACTGCTGGAGCGACTTCGCCCGCGCCCGCGCCAAGCAGCTCAAGTCCTGGGAAATGCAGCTGGACAAGAAGCCCTGAGGGCGGCGACGCTGCTCACTGGTAGTTCAGCGTGAAGGTGGCCCTGCCGTTGGCCTGCCCCGTCGTGACTGCCGCAGCGGTCTGCACGTATTTGGCAGTCAGCGGGATCTTGAACTGGGCAACGCCCTGAACGATGGTTCCCGCACTCCATTGGTTGGTGTTGCCAGGCACGTTGGAGTCGGGGCCGTATGCGAGTGCGGTGCCATCCTTCAGTATCTGTATGCCTATTCCGGTGGCAACCGGTTTGCCGCCTGACGTGGCCTGGCTCAAGGTCAGGACGGTGCTCCGATTGCTGGTGTCGTTGGCATCGGTGAGCGTGACGTGGGGGTGCAGAACGCTTGCGGGCGCGCCGCCCTTGCATTCCAGCGTGATGTCGAAGTGCTGGGGGATGGAGGTGGATTGGAGGCCCGTGAATCGCAGGATGGGCACAGCGCCCATGGGTACGGAGATGGCCGAGGCGGCCACCGAGCAGGAGGGACCGACCACCACCCTGGTGCGGCCGGACAGGTTGACGTATCCTGCGGTGCAGCCGGGGCACTGGAATCGCATCTCGACGTTCATCCCGGAGCCCGTTAGCGTGCCAGCGGAAACGTTGCCGGTTTTCACCAGCTCGATCCAGACATCCTGGCGGGATGAAGCATTCCAGAAATAACCCAGCGCGCCCGAATTATTTTCTGATTCGGTGGTAATGGGCACGGTTCTGCCACTGGGAGCGCCGGGGCCGCGCCATGTGGCCCACCAGCGGATTCCAATGCCGGGGATATTGGTGCTGTAGACATTATTGTATCCGGGCGTCTTGCTTCCGGATTGGACATTGGCGGCTACAACGGCTTTTTCAACATCGTACTCGAATGCCGTGTTCAGCACTGCTCGCAGATTAAATACGGTTACCGCAGACTTCCATAGCGTCGATCCGTTGGCGTAATTTCCGGGTACTGTTATTTCCTCGGGCAGTGAAATGCTGGAGCTGGTGGGGGAGAATACGCCGCCGGCAAAGGCATTGGTGTTCATCGTTGCCGCTGAAAAGGCGATGAGAAATGGAAGGGCGATCAATGCAAGGCGGCGTACTTGCGAAGGAAATGAGGGAATGAAAGAAAAATGCATGATACTGATTCGGTCCATTGTTGAAGTATGATTCTCGAAAATATCACGCAATAGTTTTATCGAACTTTTGAGTGACTAAGGAGGGGGTGGAAATGAAAGCATCGAATCATTCGATGTGTGGCCTCTTAGGTATTTCACACTCTACGCCGAAGATATGAGTTGATGCAATCAGATTGTTCTGAAAATGGAGCGTGGCTCAGTCAAAAGCCGCCCATGCACGCCATTCGTAAAGAGCAAGGCTCCGAGTGTCACGGAGCTCGGGCGCGTGGGAGGTCGCGCAGACAAGCCTGGTTCAGTCCGCTCGCGGCCCCGGCGACTGTCGTGAGCGCGCCAGGCCGCTCAGGTGCTGAGACGTGCGGTCGGAGAAGCGTCCCTGGCACCTCTGGCGGCTTGCCAGAGCGCATCGGCCAGGGCTGTGATCTCAGGGGCCAGGTGCAGGCGTTCCAGCCAGCGGCCCGCAATGCCGCTGGCGCCGTGGAAGGCTCCGGCCAACTGGCCCGTGATGGCTGCCGTGGTGTCGGCGTCATCGCCCAGGTTGGCGGCCTGCAGTACCGCGCCTTCAAAGCTGTCATGCCTCGCAAAGCACCACAGGGCCGCCTCCAGGCTGTCCACCACGTAGCCGCTGCCGCGAATCTGTGCGGCCGGCTTGTCGCGATAGTCGCCACGGGCAATCTCCCGCAGGCGCGGGCTGGCGCCGTCTTGCAGAACGCCGCCCAGGTCCAGAACCTGCGACCGGGGCAGTCCCTGCAGCGCCCGGCACAGCGCCACGGCGAACAGGCGGCAGGCCTGCAGGCATTCAGGTGCGGCGTGGGTGGTGCGTGAGCTGAGTTCAGCCATGCGCTGCACCAGGTCCTCGTCGGGGCCGAAGAACATGGGCACGGGCGCCAGCCGCATCAGGGAGCCGTTGCCGGCCTGGTCCGGGTCGGGCGATCCGGCCAGCGGATCGCCGGTGGCCAGGAAGCGCTGGATGGCCGCCCTGGTGGCCATGCCGATATCGAAGCAGTTGCCGGTGGAACTCCAGTACCCCCATTCGTACCAGTTGGCATAGCGCGTCATCTGGTCGTGCGGGTCGCAGCCGCCGCGCTGGAGCAGGCTTTCGGCCAGGCACAGGGCCATGGAGGTGTCGTCGGTCCACTTGCCTGCGGGCAGCGAGAACGGGCCGCCCCCGACCATGTCGGTCAGCGGCGCAAAGCTGCCGCGCGGCTGGAATTCCAGCGTCGTTCCCACGGCGTCGCCACAGGCCAGGCCCAGCAGGGCACCACGGTATCGGTCCAGCGTGTCCATGGCCATGCCTGTGCTCTTGATCATGGTCGGTCAGGGAGCGGTGCTGCGCAGCCGCGCGCGCACCTGCATGAGGGCAAAGCCCAGCAGGTTCAGGCCCTGCCAGCGCGCGGGGTCGGTGGCGCGCACATCGTCGGCAGCCAGGCCGATGCCCCAGATGGCGTCCACGGGGCTGGCTTCCACCAGAACCCGGTCGCCCGTGTTCAGCAGATAGCGGGCCAGGGCCGGGTTCTGTGAGAACTTGGCCTGGTTGGCGCGCACCACGATGCCCATGCGTGCGGCCACCCAGGCCGCTTCATCAAAGCCCTGGATGCCACGCCCCAGCTTCTTGGCCTCGCCCGGCGTGCGGCAGCGCACGATGGCCGCGTGCGCCGCCTCGTCGCCAAACAGCCGCGCCTTGCCCGCCATCATGAAATGCTCGGCCGTGGGGTAGTGCTGGCCATCGACCTCGAAGCCCGCCTCGAACCACTGGCTCATGCAGGTCTTGCCGATGGAGCCATCGGCCGCAGGCTGGTGGCCCCAGAACGGCAGGAAGCGCGGGGTGAGACCCTGGGCCATGGCGTGCTGGAGGTCTTGCAGGGAGGCGATGTGGTCTGTGGTGGTCATACGGAGTTCTCAGGTGCGCAATTCTTCCTGTCGAGCCGCACGTAGACGCGCTCCACGGGAGTCATGAGCATCGGATTTCCATCCTGGGCATGGGCCCGCTGCTCGATGACGAAGGATGTCATGTCAATGACCTCCAGCAGTTCCTCCGTGGCGAAACGGCGTAGCAGCTTGCCACGCAAGCCCAGCTGGATGGCACGCAACGGCAGCTTGGCGCCGCTGGGGGCATGGTCCGGATCCCATTGCTGGCGCACCTCGGAGGTGGCCACCGCTTGCTGCCACTCGGGCAGGCCAGCGTAGAGCCGGGGGTTGAAGGTGGAAGGTACGGCGGCATCCAGCAGGCTCTCGAAGAAAGTCCGGCGTATGCGCAGGCCGAGGATGACTTCCTGGCCGGCCTTGGTCGCCCAGCCGCAGCGATACATCATCCAGAGGAAATTGGGCTTGATCCAGCTCATGCGAGTGAAGCTGAAGTCCGGGCCGCCGAACCGGCCATGCTCCAGCGCGTGAAGGCCGATGGCCGGGCGATAGGCCTGGTAGACCACCACGGTGGAGTCGTCGTAGTGGGCGAGGATGTGCTCTCCCTCGGAAGGCCAGGTGGCAGATTGCTGCAGGTAGGGTGCTGTTGCGAGATTCATGGTCTGTTCGTTGTCGCTGTCGTTGTCGTTGTTGTCGTTGTCGTTGTTGTCGTTGTTGTTGTTGTTGTTGTTGTTGTTGTTGTAGGTGTTCTGAGGGCGCTGCGCCACGCTGCAGGGCCGGTCCTTCACACCACCAGACAGCCCTGCCGATCCGACAGGCCGATGGTGGCCTGCATGCCCGCCGTGAACTGCAGGTAGTCGGCCTCCATGCCGTCCGAGAAGATGACGCCATGGTCGGGCATGCGCGAGCGCAGGGTCAGCGGCTGGCCGGCGGTGACCTGGCCGTAGACCAGCTCGGCCGTGGAAGAGCGGCTGGGAAAGGGCTCGCGCACGGCGAAGTCCAGGCGTGGCGCATCCCAGGCGAAGGGCTGGTAGTCGAAGTCGGTGGATGCGCCGCGCACGGCGCGGGCAATGCCCATCGATCCCGTGACGATGCTCTTGATCCATGCAGACGAGCCCAGCCCCGTGGCGACGATGAGGCCGGAGGACGACTGGGATTCGTGCCGGTCACCCAGCGCGATGTCGTACAGGGCCGAGGTGTGGCTGCGCGGGCCGATGAACAGGTCGTTGGCGGCGCGCAGCACCTGGCCGTCGCTCAGGCGTGCCTCGGCCAGGGTGACGGCGCGCGTGGGGCGGCGGTTGGCGGCCACG